CTACCAACGTAATAGTTAGCATCGGCAATATCTGATTTCTCGTATGTCACTTCCAAAGCGAAGGAAGGCAGTGTGTCACCATTTGCCTCTTGAAAATTGTATGTCCAATATCCAGTATTGGATTCTGTTACCTGTTGCCTAGTATCATCCCATACGCTTGAACCATAAGTATCTGTTTTGTCTTGTGGTGGATATTCCTTACCACCTAGAATTCTAAGGATTTTATCATTAGTCAAATCCACGGCATAGCCATTTCCTGACGGCACTGCTCCAGCCGAGGCTAATGTGTGATTAGTATTTGCTAGTGTGTAGTTGCCCAAGGCATAGTATAACCAAGACCCGTTGTTTACGGAGAAGTCTATTGAACCACCACTTACGGTTTCTGCTGCCTTGAATTGATACTCTACATTCCTAGTTGCGGAACCTGCTAGATTCACTTGCTTGACTTCAACTTCCACGTTAGGAGGAGTAAGAGTAGTTACCAGTCCTAACCAGTTATCTGCTAATAGAGTAGGCTTACCTGTGATTACAGGAGGTGCAGGACAAGGTGCGCCAAATCCGTAGATTGTGACATCTATTGCGTCTTCAGAGTTAGCCCCGGCCACATCTTCTGCGAAGGTTATTGTGGTAGTGGTATTGCTCTTGATTAGATAGGTTCCTTTCTTAGTCGAGTTACCATCTATCTTAGCCATGCAACCAACATAGAGATTGGGAACTAAGTGTGTGACCGTGGAATCTGCTACGGTTACTGTCGTTAAATCAGAAGCGGCGATAGTGCAATTTTCCAAGTAAATGTCGCTTTCCGGTATCATCGTTGCCGTTGATAATGCGCCTGTAAATACTTCATTTGCTAGAGTGTTTGTCGTTGCCATCTGCTCACCTAAACGCTTCGTGCGAACCGCTTCATCTCCACCGACAACTTGTAGCCCAATAAGCGTTTCTTTCGGTCATTGGCTTCGCTTCTACCAGTCAATTTGATTATATCTGCATCTTCCTCCACTGTTCCGGAGGAGCCACCACCAACGTAAACCGTTGGCTTGAGAGAATTATTCTCCAATATGTATCGCACTATTCGATATAGGGATTGTAGCCTATCCCTAGCGGTTGTGTTGTTTGCGAAATCCCTACGAGCCAATACGCGGATATGAATTGTGAATGTGAAATCCTCATTCCTAACAGTATGGTCAATGGTCGGATAATTGGTCGAACTGCTTTCCTCATAGATTATCACTATGGCACTATCTGAATCAGCATCAACTCTTCTTCCCTCATTTGGCTCTATTGAGCGAACATCAATTATCTTAGGAAGACTGATGCTACTGTGTAGTTTACCTGCGCTATACAAGGTCGAAGCAGCAGAAGCCCAATTGTCACTCAAAAGGCGATTGATGAATGTCACTTCATCAAGTATTGCCATCTCTAATCATCTCCACTACTTTTCCTAGAAACACCTTTTGGAATGTCAGTAATCCTTGGTTGAATGCCTCATCCTCTGATAATGCGAATTCTGCATAGCCTGAATTCAAGAGTATTTCATTTCTCTCGATTTCTCTAGCAATCAATTCATCCTTCAATTTGTTTAGATTCTCAACTGTCATACTATCACGTTATGAAATGGACAATGTTCTTCTTGCCTTGAATTATCTTATTGGCCTCTTCAATGAGAATGTCATGCTTATCCTTTAGACTGATATTAGATTCTGTTTCTGCTATCAGGATAGAGTTATCATCATGCCTTATGATTTCAGCCGCTACCAATTTGGTTGCTGCTTCGTGAATGGGAGCAGGGACTCTTCCATCCCCTGCAACATAGGTGACTCTAATGGAGTTGTTCTGTAGGTATGGATACTCTTCATGGAAGAAAATCTTACCTTCATCACTAATCATCCAAAAATCATCTAATCTGCCTTGGTCTTCATGTGCGGTGAATCCGACAACAGAACCAACTGCGGCATTGCTATTATCAGTATCAACCGAAGTTATCGTGCAACTAGAGCCATCGGTTCCTAGAAGCAATGAGGATATTACCACAGTCTTGCCATCTTCACTGTCTGTAGTAGCATAGAAGAAATCAGATATATTCACATTGGCATTGCCATTTGCAGTGACGGATTTAGCAGCAGTTTCCCCTGTAAACTTGGCAGTCTTAGTAGGGAACACTTCGTTTATTGCATCCACTAACTGGCTTGCTGTTGTCTTAGGCCCAAAGGTATCATAGAAATGTGTCCCTTCCACTAAGTCAAATGTGTATGTCCCTGCGGTTAATCTGATTCTCCAACTGACGCTACTACCAGTAGCCGAATCAGGTAGGGTAATCTTAGCAGTAGCAGAAGCCAAATCGGTGTAGGAATCTCCTTGCCACACTTCTAGTCTGACAACCTTCTGAACCTTTGGATATGACAACTGGACAAACCCAACGTAGTCCTTCCAGACCTTAACAGGATAGAGACTCTTAGCCATGGCATCAAATGAGTGAAACTCATCCTTGTGAATAATAGGCCTGTAGGTTTGCTTAATGGAATCATCAATTTTCTCCTCAGCCCTCTTTATCAATTTTCCAACTTCTACTAGGTTAGGAGTAGTAGAAGCCGTGAAGTTTCCGATTTGCAATAGATTAGAGATGTCTTCTGCGCGAGTATAATGGCCATTACCTGATGCGTAATTCACATTTATCGTAGTGAAATCACTAGGGGAACTTACCTTGCCCATCAGACCACACCCTCAACTATTTGTTTCAAATCCACATACTCCTCATAAACTGCAATTAAATCCATGGCATCTTGTCTTGCTTCATCTCTATCTCGGTTGCCATATGCTTGCAACCTTCCATATTCATCTTTAACCTTCTTGTCTTCTTTACCGGGAATCTTTACAAGTTTCGTTTTGCCTGTGGGTATCCTTTCATCACCAAATCGAGTTCCTTCTCTATATGGATTTGACCCACCTTTTGCACTGCTCCTCCAAGGTTCAGAACGTATTGCTCTTGTGTCTATTTTCATCTTTTCTTTGATACCTGTAGAAGCAATCCAAATGAAAGGAATATCCAATGATTTACCCTTCTCTCCTAGTTCTGTTTCTGCTTCAGTGGCAATGTGTCTCCAACCGCCTTTTTCAGTAGTCATTAGCCAATCTTCAATCCACTCGGCTACTCCTTCTCTACCTTCATTTGTTTCTTCATACATTAAGTGATAATTAACCGAGCCTTTGTCAAGTGGTTTGATTTCCTTTACCTTCTTTTTTGTTGGCTTCTTCTTACCTTTTTCTTGGATTTCTATTTCCTTTGGTTTGGTGTCCTTACTTAGAGCATCCTCAAGTTTGTTTAGTCCACCAATAATCAAAGTTGAAATTCTTCTCAAATTCTTTCTGTATTTTTCAACTTCTGCTGGATTAGTTGGTAAATCCCCTTTGATGTTCAAATATCTAGAGACACTTCGAACGGCTTCGAATTCATCACCTTCTTTGGTAGGTGCTAATTTTCTTCTAACATTCCCACCATAATCCATTTCTCCCCTATGCATGGCCTTTACACCTAATGACTTTCCATATTGTTTGGTGTTCTCATCATACTCAAACCAAATAGGTTCACCATTGGGGTCGGTGACATATTTTGGGGCTGCGGAGTATCCTCCTTCTTGCACTTTGTTCAAGTCATCTTGTAGTTTGCTTCGTAGAACATCTATCTTCCCCAATGTGTCTCGTATCTGCATTCTTGGTCTTCTCTCATCAGGTAATTTAGTGAATTCACCTGTATTAACAACGATGTCAAACTTACCAATTCCACTACCAAATAGAGAACCTAACATTTTATCGAAGAAATCTTCTTCTTCTAATCCCTCAGTCAGTTCTTCTATGGTGATTTTAGCATTCTTAATGTCTTCAAATGCATCGAATACTCTTGTTGCATGTCTAATTAATTTATCTCTGTCTTTTTCAAAGTCTGTTTTTTTCTTTGGATTTTTCGAGGGTTCAAAGGGTTGTTCCCCCCAATTCTTATCTGACATTAGAAACCTACTAAAATCCTCAAGACTCTCTAAATGCTTAGTATAGGCTCGTAGTTCAATTTCAACCATACCAACCTCAATTAGATTATTCTGTGGTTTCAATGCTCCTTTTACTTCTTCTTTCAATCTAGTCTTTTTATTGTCATCTAATTGATTCTCAACCATTCTAGACAGATATTTCTGACTGAAATTCTCCTCTAAGAAATCGTTCAATCCATCATAAAAGTCTTCTACACTTGAAAACATCTTCTTCTTGGAATTGTAGTCTTGAATATAGAAACGGTTATTTTGAGTTTTTCCTATAATCACTAATGCATCTTCAATCGCACTCTTGTTTTTCGAATCCTTGGGAATATTTGCTGCCTTTCTTAGCATCTTTTCTACATCTTCCTTGAACCAATTAGGGTCTAGGTGATTTGCAAGCATTGTATATGTCACATTATCAGGTTTGATGTTTCTTCTCTTTCTTGCTACAGCATTTCTTTCATCATCCTCGTCAACGTCTTCTTGGCTATAGAACCACTTTCTAGCCTCTTCTTCCATCTTTTGTTTTTTACCGCTTCTGAGTTCTGCTGCTACAGCATCTTCATGTTCTTTTGATGAGTCTTTTGTCTCACCCGTATCATCTTCACTTGTATCTCGAACCCCAAAGTAAAATTCTTCAGGGTCATTGAAATCACCAAAACCATTCTTGATGAATAGTTTTCTGAAATATTCTCTTGTGTCAATGCGAATGGTTCTACCTTTGTATGTAGATGTGTCATTAACGTCAATTGATATGTAGTCCTTTAGTAAATTCTCAACTATTATTGCATATCCTTTATCGAAGGCATCCATGAAGTCAGAACTTCTGGATGAGTATAGTTTTGCCTTCTCCGGCTCACTTTGTCTAGCCCTACTACTTTCTCCTGTTGATGTAGCCTTCCCTGTTCCTTTTTCATATCTGTATCCAAGAAGATTGTGTCTGATATTTTGAGAAGCCAATTTTACAAAACTAATCCTATCCTTTTGCATTTCTCTTCTCAGACTATTACTGAAGAACCTGTTTTTTCCCTTTCCACCTTTCTTGAGGAACCCCTGTTGCTCTAACGCGGGAAGTATTTTCATGATAGGAGTCTTTTCTAGAGTCTTCAAATAATGTATTAAATGGTCTTCAAATTCATCCTCATTTCTAATTCCATCATCAGCATCCAATTGAATGAAAGTATTCATTATGCGTTCTGCATTCTTCATTTTATTTGTTGGATTCTGAACTACACTATGAAATGGATATGCGCAAAAATACCTGAAGAAAACTTGGTTGGAAAATAAATTGTCAAAGTTTCTTCTCAAATCAGCGTCTTCTAGAGTTGGTGCATATTCTAGTTGTTCTAAGCCCTTGATATCTCTAGTAATCGTTATGGGCATCCATCAACCCCCCTCCTAAGCAAGCCATTTAGCCCAAGCAACTCCCTTGGATATTGCTTGTCCTAATCCCAAACCACTTGATGGAGGTGTGTATGTAGGCTGACCCGTCATTGGGTCAATCCAGTATGGATTATTCATATTATCATAACCTGAAGGGGGTATTGGATAACCCGACTGGTTGTTCATTGCCATCATTTGTGTATTCATTTGGTTGTTCATACCTACTGCTGCATTGCTGCCTTGTATCTGTGATGGGTCTAGTCCACCCGCGTTAGCAACCTGTGGAGCCTGTGCAGCAGGTGCTTGGAACCCTTGTGCCTCAAGATACTGTTGTTTAGCCATTCTCCTTTGCATGATTACTTCACTGTTTATTGCAGAAGCAAGTAGATTCTGTAGGTCTAGTTGAATGTTCTCAGCAGTTATGGTAGCATATTCTGCCAAAGCATCAGAAGATACTTCCATATCCCCATTAGTATTGGTCACGAATTTCATCTTAGGCAACATTTGTCCCAATACCTTTTGCGTGACATCTTCCATTAATTGTGCCAAAGCCGCTAGGAAAGTCTCACCATGATATTGAAAGAAGTCCTCTACATGGTTTTCTTGTAGCGTCAGCAGGTTGTTTATTGCCTTAAACTGGCCTTGCTGATGCTGGTTCATCTGATTCATTAAAGTTGTATTGCTAGTTCCGAAAAGTCCCATTATGATTCCTCCGTTTCCGTAGTCGCATCTGCGTCTACATCTGTGACGACAACGCCTTCAGTCAATAATGCTTTCATTCTAGAACTATTTGCTTCGCTTTCAATTAGAAGTCTAAATAGTTCTTCTTCCTTACTTATCTCACTCATTTGTGGTGGTTTGATTGTCCATCCTAGAGCAGACAAAGATTGAATGTCACCTTGTTTCAGAGTAGTCAATGGTGCAGAACTTACTAGGTTTACAGGATTCAAACTCTTAGCAGAAGGGATATACGCACTGAATGACAGACCATGTTCCTCTGCTAGTATCTGTTGCTCTAACATCTCATACTGTCTGTGTATAGCAGCATGTTTCTCACAGTAGGTTCCTCTCATTGGATATCCCTTGCGAACCTTGTGAAGTGGTAATGGTGGTCGCATAGCATCATTGCCATCCCAAATCTTGTGAGTTCCACAAACTACACATCTATCCTTGATGTTATACTTGAATTTGTATGGGAACTTTAGGAAAGTTTTCATCTCCGGTTTGAGTATCTGTATTATCTCTTTCAATTGTTTCTTTGGCTTTATGTTTTTGAATTCATAAGCCATAATTGCTCCGGCGGCTCTAGCCGAATCCATTCTATTGAGAAACGGGTTTGTGCCGTTAGCGTTCATTTCTATCAAGTTCGAAGGCTGATATTGCATTGACATCTAATTTACTCCTCGGTTAGTAGTCCTTTATCATTGTTAGGATTCCCCTATATACCATTTCCGAATCAGATTTGGCACTTACTATGTATTTGAAACACGGAATTCCCTTATCATTCAATTTCTGCATTCCATTTCTAAATGATTCAAAAATAGGATGTTTTTCTATTGGCCCATCGTGTTCATATTTATCCTTCCATAAATCATATTTGTTTGCCCAAATACCTACAGCAATGGGGAAATCATGGTCACGCTTCTTTTTCTTTTTGTTTCCTATATGCCAATGTGGGGCGCAAATTGAATCCACTAGAAAAGTCCAACACAATTGTTGTTCGATATCATAGTGCTTATCCATGTGTCTGTCGTCAATCATGAAAATAACATACTTCACATGACGGCTTCTCATGTCCTCTAACCATTCTTGCCAATATATCGTTTCCCCACCAATATCAGCAGTCTTGACAGTATGTGCATCACCATCTAGTTTGACGTATTTCCTAGTGGCCCTATGTCTCCCTTCCGTTCTATTGAGAATAGTCGGGACTTCTCCTCTTGTTCGCAATTGGTGATGTAATGTCGTCTTACCAACCTTACTAGCACCATATACACCGAAGTTAATTGCATGGAGCCTTTGGTATAGTTTGTTTAGGCCTTCGACAATTAGTATGGCGAACCCCGCCATAACTGACATTCAATCACCACAAATGATGCCAAAAGTCCACTAAGCCATTCCATGCCCATGCAAGGGTGTTTATTCCCATTATTGCCATTGCTTGTCCTACAATGAAACTACACAAACATGCGGCGGCTCCCCACAAGTAGAATCTAGTTCGTAGAAACCAAATATCAGCAGAATGCGCTCTTTGTAAGTCGTATGCGAGAGTGGATTCATCCATTCCAAATAGGATTTCTCCAACCAATCTAACACCTACTGATTATCTATAGGCGTTAAGAAAGTGGGACTCACTAGTTGTTGTTCCTCACCTACAACTGGTGGGGTAAACGTTGGGAGGTTAGAGTCTCCGTAAACAGGTGGTGTTGGAATATTGAAATTCTGATTGAATTGTCTCATGGAATCCCTAACCCTCTTTCGGTTCTCTTCTTCTCTAGCCTTTCTACTCCAATAGGAATCTATTCTCCTTTGTAGTAGCCACTCCTCAATGTAGTCATTCATGAACAAGTCGAAGAATGCCTTGAGACACATTATGCCCCCGACAGTTAGAATCCCAAAGAGAATGGCGTGTTCAATTGCACCATATGGGAAAGTAATTCCGTATTGTGAATACCAAAATATGTTAGAACCACTTACTGCTCCAACGAAAAGGATAGTCATTACTAGCCTTGTATCTGTGTCAATGCTTGGCATCACACCCACTCCAAGGAATAAGTTCCGGTTCCAGTGACATCAACATATAGACCCTCAGCACATATGCGACCATGCATATCATACTCTAGAGAGCCATTGGATGCTAGAACCATTCTAGCAATTTCCACTTTACCAGAAGTAGTTGCAGTTCCGGAATCCCATACTTGAACCGTAAAGGTGGAACCAGATGCATTTGTTGCGTGAATGCTTTTTAGGGCGCATCTTCCAACATATGCAACTGCATCAGTTGATTTGACTCCACTCCCTACACAGTTTGCCATCTAAAGGCCACCCTTCCCTTCTGATAGCCTCTTGATGAGGTCTGCTTTTTTACCTTCCGTAGAACTTTTTCTTTCCTCTAGAAGTTTCTTGAGTTCCTTAACGGTCAAATCTTCTAGTTTAGGGGGGAGAGGCTCTAGTTCAGGCTCAACTACTTCTTCTTTAGGTTCAGGAGCCTTCACTTCCTTTGCTGCCTTTTTCTCCGCCTTTTTCTTTGCGGCTTTATCCTTATCTCGGAAAAGCCCACGGTCTAATGAAAGACCTTCGGGGAGCCTCAGAATCTTAGCATACTTATGCTGCTTGTCCGGACTCAAATCCTTCATGTCACGGCGGTCTTTATCAGTCCACTCGATTACGACTCCCGAATCACCCACTAGTCTCCTAGCATATCTAAACGGGATTTCCGTGAAATGCGTTGTTATTTCGTATCTCCCATGCAAGATAACGGGTTCACTTTTCATTCTTCTCAATCTTACCTTTGCCATTCTTCATACCTCACGGTTTAGGGGGGTAATACCCCCCTGCCCCAACAAATAGGGCAGGGAGGCACTACTTTACGTTTGCTCAAAGGTTTCCGTATGCGCGTATTCTTACTGCGCCTGTGGTTCCGTCAGTTGCTCCAACGTTTCCACTAGCGGAAATAGTGCTAACCAGTTTGAAAGACGTATTGCTTTCGTATGCTCCGGTTTCGGCTGCTATCTTCACCACTACATCATTCAGGGTCTTATGGTTTGTATCAACTTCTCGCCCGGTAATCAAGACGCAGTTGATGAAACTAAGACCTAGTTCCGATGCAGTCACTACTTCTCCTTGTGCTGTGTATGCGCTGATGTCTATAGTAGCATCTACTACATACTCCTGTCCTTGCACCTTAGAGGCAGCAAGTCCCAAATGGTTCTTGTGAATGACGGTTGTGTGTGTCATTTAATCACCAACCAATCAAGCACTCTTCAGGTTCGTTATCTTTCCTTGTCCCTTGAAGAAGGAGCAGCATGTCTCGCCCATTGTTCGATACATGCCTTGGTTCCCAAGAGTCCCGACACCGAATGGGTTTCCGCTAGTAATACCATCCTCAAAGTATTGGGTTGGCTTCATTACGGATAACCATAGGTGGTCAGTATCTAGCACCAAGATATCGCTTAGGGTATTTGTCGTGTTGCTGCTCGTTGTGGGCATATCCTTTGCAGGGATGATGGGTATGTCGTAGTAGGTCGCTACTCTGAAACCAACTTCTGCACCCTTCACACCACGGACTCCGTTATGGGTCGGCACGATTTCCTTCCTGTCCATGAACCTCTCTTGGCTCTGTAGCAGGTCAGATATGTGCTGAATGGTGTCGTATCCTGTTAGGATAACCTTCGGGTTTCCTCCATTCTGCCTGATTCTGCGAATCATGTCATTTAGGATGCTTAGGGTTAGAACCCTTGCATCTGCGGCAGTCTCGTAGGAGCCACCAAAGTCAACCTCAGCATCTAGGAAAGATGCAGTTCCGGTGTAGACGTATGCGCCGCTACTTCCGGTCTTGGTTACTGCCCTTGAAGAACCGAACAGGTTTGCAACGTCAGCCGCAGGTGCGGTTGCGTCATCGTTCTGTCCAGCAGTTACTAGAAGGTCAGCCTCCATCATCTTCCCGATTTCCTGTGCAGATGAAACTATCTTCATGAGAGAAGTGTAGTTCCTGTCCATGTTGGTAATTCCAGTCTGGTCATACTGCTCAAGAGGCATTAGTAGCATCTTGCTCTGAACCTCAGCGTGGAGTTTACCCATGTCCTCACGGACAATTGAACGGATATCTCCAACACCGTCATCAATAGCAGCCATCTCCATACCAAGTTCCGAGAACTCAAATAGATGAGCAATCGTCTTTGGGCTGACATGCAACTTCGTGTATTCGGGAGCCATTGCAGTAAAGGGAGCAGTCCCTAGTGCTGCATTTTCAGGCTGACCGCCAATTTGGTCAGGCTTTGGTGCTGCTGCCTGTGCCGAAGTCATTGTCTTGGTGACATCGTTAGAGCCTATTCCGAAAGCGGAACCGCTTCCACCCATAGGCCTTGCCTTCAAGACTCGCCAACCGCTAGATGTGTATGGCCTCTTCGCAATCATCGAGAGAGGGTTTACCTCTTGGTTTAGCATCGACCAAACTTTCTGCCCATAAAGCAGGTTGTATAGGTCACCAAGGTTAGCAGCCGCAGTGAAGGGGTTTGATGAAGCATCGTGAGGAGTTCCGAAACCCCCAACAACGCCACCAGCCTTCAGCAGTGCATTACCTGACTCTCCACGGAGGCCGTATGTAGCAGCCTCCAAATCTTTCATCGTTCGTATGTATCCACTCATGTTTAATCACTCCTGTAGTTTCTTGCAAAGTTGTGTATGTCATCCCAACTTACCTCAGCCGCAGTTGCGGTATCTGTTGGGATTCCTTCTGGAAGTTCAAAAGCAACTTCCTTAGCCTTGCGAATCTCATTGTCCTTCTCGGATAGGGACTTCCTTAGTTCTGCGAACTCCTTCTTGAGAGCAGAAACATCGTTGCGAGCATCATACTCTGCTCTTTCTGCTTCTGATTTCTTGAGGGCTAGTTCTTCCTCTAGGCGATTTGCGAAGGTCTTCTGAAGTTCATCAATAGCCCTCTTCTCCAACTGCTCTGCCTTGAACTGCTCATATGCCTTCTCGACATTCTCAGCAGACAGATTTAGTGTTGGGAAATCAGATGCCTCTAATCCCTTGTTCACATTTCCTAGAGCAGCAGGTGCAGAAGTTGGCTTACCGCCACTTACTACTTCCTCACCAGCCTCGAACTCTCTTGTTTCATCCTCATCAAGAGCCTTTGCTTCTGAATCCTCATCCACAGACTCGTCATCGTCAGATAGTTCAAGGTCTTCTGCCCCGCCCTCATCTTCCATGTCCAAGTCCATGTCTTCATCTTCAGAATCGGTGTCCATATACTCCGCTTCCTTTCTTACGTCATCTTCCTTGCCGATGCCGTTGATTTGACTTACCAAATCATTCAACTCGCCAAGTGCTTTTTCCAGTTTTTCACTCATTTCTTTTTCCTCCATTTTTAAAATGTCGAATTTTGCTTCCGGGTTAATCCCTTTTTCACAGATGGTTACCTCATGTAGTTCTAACTTGTCTATTTCGTTATATTGTCCAAATTCAGAATTGTTCTTTTGCTTCTTTGAAATTGCCTGTCCACCGATGCTGAAAGACCGAAGCGTTCCTTTTCTAATACCTCTTGAGATTTCCTTAGCCTTCTCGATGTCATCGCGCATCTTGATTACTACATAGAATCCAACGTCATCCACTTCTGTTTTGTGTAGATTTCCGTTTTTATCTCGGTATTTTTCTATTACCTCCCCGACTTGAACATTTGAATGATTTGACATTACATTCCGGAACTTCTTTTCTTCCATGTATTTGACTACTGCTTCCTTAAGTGCTGCTAGTGTGATTAGGTCATTCTGCTTGTCCACGATTTCGATAGATGCATAACCACCAATGACTAGATTATCAGACTTTAGAATCTGAAAGTTACCGTTTTGTTCCTCCTGTATATGCTGTGTCTTTTGCAATAACACTTCTCTCACCTTTTTTTCTTACTATTTAGCGTCTTCGTCTTGAGTTGGAGGTAATTTAACATCTGCATATTTATCCTCAGTGATGTTCCACACCCCTTCATCTGCCTTGCGGTCTAGCATTTCTTGTTTCTTTCCAGTCCATGCAACCCATCTCTTTTTCTCATTAAGTGGGACAATTCTTATGTGAAGCCTAGTTTGGAATTTATTCCCATCTAGTCGGTATTCGTGATAGCCATCTCTTTGAACACCTATCTCAACTTCACCACTATCAAGAGTCTTTTTCTCATCATTTATTTTATCCAATACTTGCGCAGGGAATTTACCGGACTTGCCAAATAAGTTGTATATGTCTTCCGTATCATCTATGTCAATTAACCAAGCCATTCTCTTTTCACGATAATTAATTATGAAGTTTATGTTATTGTCTTTAGTGACCACAAGAGAAAACTCACCGAGATTGCTGGATTTGTCATCAAATTTTTCAGAAACTTCTGTTTTCTTTATTTCCACATCCTTTTCTAGAATATCCTTGACCGCATCGAATTTGTTAGGATGCAGATATTTCAAGTCCTCCTGTTGTTTCAACCATGACATCAACCGACCATCATCAGAATCAAACAATTCATCATATGTCTTTGGATAGTGTTCAACTACGAATCTTTCTATCTTGTCCAAACTGAGAGGCTTCCCTCTCTCTATGATTTCATTTCTTATTCCTATTCTCAGGTCTGACCGCTTGGTCTTGAGAATCTTCTCCACTTGTCCTTTCCAACTCTCTAAGTCAATTGCGGCATTCTTTTCCATGAGAGAATCCCCCTTCAATCCATAGACCGTGAATCCATCTAATTCTCCCTTTAGAATAACTTCCGCTACGCCGTGAACATGGTCAGTAATGTGTAGGGTCTTCTCAAGTCCGGTTCCGGGTTTGAACAAATCTCCTATCTTATCACCAAATACATAGTGCAATCCCGAATCCAAGGATTTCTTTGTCTTCGTGGCTAATTCCTCAAGTGTCTCTATCGTATCTGTTGTGTCTACTTCTGGTAGTTCGATAACTTGTGCTGAAATTAACTTGAAGTCCTTCTTTCCTTTCTTGACTTCATCAACCTTAACCCTAACAATGTCTCCAACCTTGACTTTGACTTTGGTATTCAATGCCTTGCCTACAGGAAGATACGCCTTGCCATCTATTTCCTTGACTTTGTATTCCCTAGCATCTTTACCGCTAAGGGGGCCAATTCCCAATTCGTAGGAATGTAGATTGCTCTTGGTTTTCTTTACATTCAACACTGCTACATCCAAGTCAACGAACTTCTTCCATTTGACCCACTTAGGATTCTTCCTGTTTCCAATGTAATATGTGGATTCCATATCCTTGATTACAACTCCTTCGGAAGTAGGCATCTCCATTATCTTCTTTGAGTATTCTTCGACTTCCTCAATTGAGTCTGCAAGCCTAGTATCTTTCTTTGAAGGAAATGCCAAGTCCTCAGAAGAGTGTTGACCATATTGATAGAATAGAACATTGATTCTTTCCTTCAATGGTTCATCCGTCACACTCTTTCCTTCATGGTTCATTATATCGAAAACGTGCGCTCTCAATCTATGCTTTGTTTCCTTCTTGAAAATGTGACTAACAGTTGCGGCTCGATGTAGTGCCTCATCACCATCGAACAACATCAATTCGGCATCTAGTATACAATCACCAAATTGCTTCTTTTCCATATGAGAAACTTGCTTGGCACATTTGTCTGTAATGTCCTTTTCATTGTAGGAGTATATCTTCACATCCCCATCTTTCTTGTGTATCTGTATTCTCATACCATCATATTTCTCTTGAACAACCCATTCACCTGTAAAGCCCTTCAACTTCTTTAGGTCTGCAATCTCAAAGATTCTATACAGTGGTTTGTTTGGGACAATGAAATCTATCTCGGCCTTTTCGTCTTCGCTCTTCTCAGACTTCTGCAAATCCAATTCTACTAAGGCCTCCCAATCCTCTTCCTCGTATTGTCCCTGAAACACCTTTTCTAAAAGAGCATAGGCTTGCTTGAATTTAGTCTTGATTCTCCTACTATCTGTATCGTCATCACCATAATGTTCTGTGATGTATAGTGGAATGTCGTCAACTTCTAAATCCAATCCCATGTATCCCTGAGTCAGTTTGTCTTCCGGCATCTTGTATTTCTGCCAAGCCTTCTCCGGTAATGCATTGGAATGTGAACGCATTGCATAATGGATGAAACTAGCAAAGATGTGGTCTTTTTCCAATAGAGTAGGAATAACGTCTTTTCCAAGTTGCTTGGCAAAGGGGTCACTAACCCCCTTGGATTCAAATCTCATTTCTTTAATGGAGTCATAGACTTCCTTTGCCTGTCTGGTAGTTGGGTCTTTAGCCTCATCAGAAAACAAAGTCTTCTCCTTTAGGTATTCTTTCAATTCCCTTGAGAAATCAGAGATGTCATCGAATTCTCCTTTGATGTCCTCAATCGCCTTCTCCCATTTCTTCCTGTATTCTTCAGGGTCTTCCTTTGCAGAAAGATAGGCGAAACGGACTCTTTCGAAAAAATCTAGAACACGCTTTGTCATTGCGTCTTCTTCTTTTTCAAATTCTATACCCGATTGAGGCATGGTCACCTCACGGTTGCTGTGCAGGTGTCGCTGCTGCTCCTTTTGTCCCTACTTTCAAATCTTGTAGAATATCTGCCATTTGCGCATGAAGGGCATTTACTGCTTCAATAGTTCCGGGTTCCATCGCATCACCTTCTTGTAATCTGTTTACTTCGGCAGTAATCTCATCTAGTGCTGAATTCATTTCTTCAATTGCGTCTTGAACCGCCCTTGGGGAATTTAAGTCAGGTCTGCTCTCTTGTTCCCAAACAGGATTCGCATCATCTGATTGGGGGTCATATGGGGGCATGTCAGTTCCATACTCTTTGATGATTGAATCAGTAAGAATGTGTATAGCCTTCTGAAGCATCGAGATTGACTTCTTCATCTTGCCATCATTCTCTTTCTTCTCCTTGCCTTCTATGTTGCTAGTCTTTGGAATTGGAACCTCAGAAGGATTCTTCTTTGGGCGTTTCACCTTGAAGTCTTCTCCTAGTGCTGGCTCATCCAACTCTATGATTCCTAGATGCTTGGCTTCTTGAATAACTTCCTTGGCCTTTAGTATGGCCATCTCTAATTGCTTTTCTTCTCTTGTTACTTTCTCCGGCATAATATCACCTATTGTTGTGGTTGTTGTGGTTGTTGATTAAGGCCACCTGTGCTAGTGCCTTGTTCTTGATGCATTTGTATTGCCTGTTGCTCTTCTGCAATTGCTTGTTCCAATGTTGAACCACCCTTTATGAAATCAGCAAGTCCTTGATACAGATTTTCGGGGGCTAAACCTTGTGCTTGAGTAAATTGTTGCTCTAGAGCATCTAATCCATATCTTGCAACAATGGCCTCCAATAGCACTTGTCTTCCTTGATTTTTTAGAACGTTTTCCCATGTCATAATATCACGCTAGTATTCTCTTCAACTTCTCGATTGCAGATGACGCTTCTTGGAATAACCTGTCTGCTTCTCCACTCTTATCAGAAGGAACCTCATGTTCCAATTCCTGTAGTTGCATGACCATTGTTTCTAGAGCAGAAGCAACATCGCTCTCGCCCCTTCTGTGTATTCCGTAAATCTTTACTGTATCTTCCCAACTCATTGCATATCCCCCACAATCTTGTGAATGTCATCCCACTTCATATCTCCAACCATTGCACTTGCATCCATGCTTTTGTTGATGCTAGGTGTTGGAGTTTCTACTACGACATATCCCGATTTCATCAGCAAGTTATCTTGGTGATACACGGTTTGCTCTAATGCCTTCACCTTATCCACTAGGGTCTTTAGAAGAGAAACCATCTCGTCTTTTTCTTCGCTCATGGTGTCGCCTCATCCTTTCCGTCTTTGTCATGCTTTATGATAATTTTGAAATCTTTCTTTAGTGCTTCCTTCAAACTCTCTTTCCAATTCAATGTCATTCTTTTTCCACTCCTGTTTCTAAATCGCCCTTTTTCTTTGGATAAACCATTCCTCTTAATTGGCGATAAAGTGTTTCATAGTCCTTGCGAAGTTCAGCCGCAGCAGTTACCAATGATAGGTTTCTCTCATCAAACCCATCAAACTTCTTCTGTAGGTTTTTATCTGATTTAACCAAATCTAGTTTTTTCATCTCCTTTATGAGATTGGTCAATTTAGTCATATCTTGTCCCATGTATTCTGTAGGTTGAGATGATTGGAGTAGTTTCTTGATTCGCTTCTTCTGCTTTGGTTTCACTTTAGAGAGTAAATCAGTTTCTTTGAGAATGTCTTGCCAACCCATCTTACTCCCTCATGTGTCGTGTATCATTTCGTTCACAAGCCTAGTGGTTAATTTAAGTTGGTGCTTGAGTGCGTAAATCTTCTCTTCTGTTTCTCTCTTTCTGTATTTGTATTCATCCGGATTATTTCTCTTCAACCTTTCAAGCATCTCTTCGTTGTTCTTTATGGTCTGTTTGATGTTAGGCATCTGAGTATTTAGCAATCTACTTAGATATCGCAACAACTTGTCTTTCTGTGCTTGAGAGGTAGGCTCTTTGATTTCATTCATCTCAGACACTTTAGGTTTCAATGAATCAATTGTTCGATAGATGGCTGCAATTTCTTTTTCTCTAGCCTCGATTGTTTTCTTATTCTTACTTCGACTTAGCCTAGACTTAAGTTTCTCGATGTCATCTACTAGGCTATCCATGATTTCTTGCTTATCAGTTCCCTTGGGGAATTTCTTCCCGCCAATTGTTATCTTCTTGGGTTCTTGCTCTTCGGGTTTGTAGTTATCCCAAGCAGCAATTAGTCTTGGGAATTTACTTGTTCCTTCTGTCACATCAATGGCATTGATGTCGAAGGTATCGAATTCTTCAGAACGAACGGTCTTGTCTCTCTTTCTATTGAAACTCCTAGTTCCGACCTTTCTTAGTTTTGTGACAACTTCTAGATTCTTCTTCTTGAGTTTATCAGAATTACCTGTGAGTTTGTTTACCGTCAGAAGAAACTCAAGAACTCTAAGAAGGCGATTTATTTCTCCTGTGTCCTGAGTTCTGTCTTTTTGTGTGAACCTTTGTTCTTCGTATCCTTCCATTGAATACTCTTCTTTCAAACGGTTATAGAATTGATTTAATTTGGCAGAAATGCGATACACTCCGAATAACACATTATCCGCATAGTCCTCAGTGAATAGGAAGTGGAAGTCCTTTCCTTCCCCATCGAACATTATTTTTTCCATCTTCTCTACTGTGGAATCTACGTCTAAGGAGAAATACCCTTTCATTTTTTGTCGAATGGGCTTTCTTTCTGAAACATCAGTTCTACCAAGCCCCTCTCTCTCAAAGACTTCAAGCATCAAACTCTTACTTGTTTGGTCAGAATAATATCTGTATGCAGACCAATCCTTTTCATCTTCATCCCATTTCGCTTGGGGTTCTACGAATAAAGCCTTGAATGATTTTGGTATTGATTTTCCATTATAGAGGAAATCTTGTATTTTCGACACGTTCTTTCTATTGAAAAATCCTGCCTGTCTTAGAGATTTAATGTGCTTCTGCGCAGATGGGTCGCCACCACCTGTCTTCCCAACAGTCGTCAATAGTTTCTTCAAGTCGGAAACAAGCCCTGTTGTTTTTGTTGCAGCAATTCTATTAGCAGAAAGTAATTTTTCTAATACGCCATAGTTTTTCTTGTCGGGCAAGTCTTCAGCAATAATTTCTATCACTGTTTCAGCGCGTTGGTCTAATTCCACTCGTTGCTTCATCTTAATTTCAACATTGAAGAGTCTAGCCATAACTTCCTTGAACTCTTTCATACCTCGTATTTTCTCACCATAGTCTTCACTGGCATCTTCTTGTTCCTCTTGCTCACCCATCGCTGTTAGAGTTGAATACAAGTCCTCAACTTTCTTTGCATACTTCTCTACGTCAATCTGAAATTGTTCAACTGCTGCTTGTCCCTCTAACTGCTTACCCGAAAATATTGGTTCTCGGAAAACATTTGGTAATGAGACACCTTGCACTATTTCCATAAAGGCTTGTAAGGCCTCATCTGCTTTCACAAGGCCTTCTTCCGTTACACCCTTCTCCTTTCTAGAATACCTGTCTAATAATTCGTAGACATCTGCATGTATATCTCCACCAATAGGAGGGGCTTCAGGTTCTTCCGCCTCCTCCTCCTTCCGAAGAATATCCACGAACGTCATCTAATCATCTCAATATGGTATATTTTCTGACTGGTTCTTGCGCTTCTTAGGCAAGAGAATTACATCAGGAATATCACTAGCACCGGGGGTTTTCTTCTCCACGGTAGTAGCCTTGTCAATACCACCAACTGAGTAATCTCTACTCTTGGTAGCATTCTTCCTCGCTTCCTGCCCTTCTCTTATTCTTGCAGCCTTCAACTCTCTTTCCAGTTGTCTTACACTTTTTTCTTCACTCATCTTTTCATCTCCTCCAAACTTTTTCTAATTCTTTCATCGGTTTCAGCATTTAATTTGTCAATCTCTTCTTTCCATTTTTTTACTATCTCAAGCAAATCTGTCATGGAACTCTCCTTTCCGTTCTCTTATCTACGTTTTTATTTCCAACACCTTTGGGCATACCGCTAAATCTCTTGTCAGGGCCGACATTCATACTAGGCTTGTTTCTCTTTTTCCCACTGGGAGGTTCACCTTTCACTTCTTCCGGTTTTCCAGCAGCAGCCATGGATGGTTTAGTTCCGCTTTCCATCATTTGCCCTATGTGTTGTTGGTCAATGTTAGTTCCAGCGTATGGGTCTAATTCCACTTGTTCATCTTCGCCGCCTTGTTGTTCGGAACCACCCGGAGGGGGGTCAGGTTTCTTGTATGAGAATCTGCCATCGTCATCCATGTCAACATCGAATCCTAGATTCTTTATTGCTGCTGCCACGTTTACCTCTATCTCCCTCTTCCTGAGTTTCGCTATCTCATCTTCTTCTTCTGATGGTGGTAGTTTCAAAGTCCAATCAGTGATGCCGAACTCTTGAGTCATGAACGGGAAGACGTAATCATTCCAAATGGTCTGTGCCATTTCCACTGCTCTATTAGTGACAAGAACCTGCATACCCTCATTGTTCAACCCACCACTTGCAGAGTTATCTGCCATGAATATCTTGCTCACACCATAGAAGGCTGAGATTCTATCTCGCAGGTCATCTTTCACAGAGATGTAATCCATTTCCTTCAGGCTATCCATGAACTTGACCCATTCAATGGAACCCTTTCCGTTATCGGATTCTATTCCCATTACAGGAATGAAGTGTGGGTCTTGTTCCATCTTCTCCTTGACACCACGCCAAAATGACTTCATGGAATCCATGTTTCTAGTTTGAACTGCCAATAGTCCTCTTGGCATTCTTGCCTTTGTATATGATGAGTTCACATAATTCTCCATCGCTATTAGTGTCGTGACATTGTTCCAAAGCGTGATGATGGGCGACAGACCATACAATCTAGATGGTGAGTATTTGCTGAAATGCAAAACTTCGCCCTTGATGAAATACTGTTCTACTCCATTTACTCTATTGACATAATGAACTGGATGTAATTCCGATTTACATTCCTCACACAAATCCGTTGCAGTTTGAGATACCTTATCCCTGTGTTTCAAACAAGTGTATCCCTTGCTTCCTCTCTCTCCAATTTCATTCGAGTAGATGTGCATGGTAACAGGGTCACCCCTGTATATCTCCTTGATTCTATGCATCTTGATGCTTGCATTGTTATCCATGAAGTATTCCTTGACGATAACGAGATATGCATCATCCATGATGTTCAAATCGTCTTCAAGTTCCTTGAGAACATCAATGAAAAGTTGTTCGGACTTGTTTACATATCCCTCAAGGAATTTATGTGCATAGTCTAATTGCTTGGGGTCGGGTTTAATCAAATCAACAGAACCACATTGCTTGCATTGCTTAACTGGTGAACTGTGTTCCTCCCCACAGGCTTTACACTTCGATACGAATTTCTCTTCCCAAGTATATCCGCGCCTAAATATCTCTTGTTTCAATTGAGTTACGCACGTTCTCACAATTGTAGATTGTTGGGCAATGTGGTAGATAATCGGGGAAGTTAGTAGGTATGAGGTATCCTTCTCTTGAATCCCCGGATTGAATATTGTCCTATCTGCTGGTTTAGGAGTTGTTCTTCTGAACAAATTACCCACACTGAATCTGCGCTTTTCTTCTACCATACCTATTTCTCCTTCACCTTATGCTCGAATAAATAGTCAGAGGCATCATCAACAGAACTCCAATCATCTTCAGACAAATCGTGTTCTTCGACAATTTCCTCTAGGTCATCTATTGCCTTGTCCACAGGCTTCTTCTTCAAAACATCTTGCCACTTCATGCTATCAATCCCTCTATCTTATCCATTTCAATCATCTTAGAATTACCGTATAGTTTGGTGATGTTATCCACATCAATCCCATCTTTGGTAAAATCATAACCCACATGGTCTTTGTGATTCTCCCATTTCATCAATTTGAATAGTTCATCCCTTCTTTGTTTGAACCAAGATGCTTTCTTATGGGATTTCTTCATCCTCACTAATTCCAAAAGGATGTCAGCGTTGTTTCCTTTCATCTTGAAATGTGGGCGACACTTCGATAGAATCTCCCCAACGTCTTTCGCTGAATAGAAATTCAACCGATTTACAGGTCTAGTGCCTTGAGGAGACTTTTGGTCTAAGTGCAATCTACCACAACCCAATGCCTTGTGCATCTCCATCATGAATGCCTTGCCCCTATCACCCGTAGCAACTAATCCCACTCTTGGGTTGAAGTTTCTATCCATGGTAATGTAGCCATCCGAATCAATGAATGCGGCAGTGTATGCATAGATGTCTTTCTTGATGTCATCTGAGAATTTGTAGAAAGCACCATTGACACTAGTTACATTATTTCTAATTGCCATCTTGGAAATTATACTAGGAGTCGTTCTCTTGAATAGATGCTTAGGCAATCTCTCATGTATTTGTCTTGATGAAATTCCCGGTTCTTCACAGATTGATTTTAGAATGTGCTGGTTGATTATCTCCTTTGGTTTCACATTCACCATATGGCTCTTGATTAATTTCTTGAAATCCCTTTTGCTACTTGACATCTCTTTGCTTAGGGAAGAATATTCTGCATTATATGGCATATCCTGTCTCTCTAACTTTGCTTCCCAATACTTGCATAAGGTGTCAACCATCTCCCTTCTAGTATTGACATCATTCACATATGACAATTTGATAAGGTCATCTTCAGAACAGGTCATGTCCTTCAGAACAGGCTTGTATTTCTTGAGCCAATATATCTCATTGATGCTCTTGTCCAAATGGTCAGCGTAGGACACTATCAGATTATCAATGGCCTTGGTGACATTCTCCTTCTCAGCCCCCTTCAAAGTCCTACGATATTCCTTTAGGTTCTTCACTAACGCCGGAACGTCTGTTCCTTCGACTTCATATTTCTTCAAATTGACATGAAGCATTTTCTTAGCCTCACTCAGACTAAGATTGAAATTTTCAGCAAATTGTTTCTCTATGCTAAATTGGTCTTCAAGGGGAGAATCATTCAACCAAGCATGTTTCATCTCTTCTGTGAGTTGCTCCATTCTTTCTTCTACTGCTTCCTTTTCTCTTGCGACATTAGCGAGGCGGTCATACTTCTCACTATCTTTTTCTTCAACCATTACTCCCACCTCAGAAATTTAGCCCTAACATACCGCCTATAGAATTATTCACAGGTTTTGGGTCTTCAAATATGCCCATATCATCCAACATCAAGAACACATCATTTGGATTTTGAGAAGCAGCATTGGCAAGAGCAAGGCTCATCACAAGGTCATCGTGTGCGCCAACACCCTCAAACTTTCCGCTACTTGTGATGGCAAACATGGATAGTTCCTCAATCAAAGAACCAGTCAATCTCCTACTAGCGTTATCCCCATAGGGAAATCTGATTTTCTGATTCTCGATGTTCATCTGTAGATTCAGAATTATCTCTTGCTTCTTCTTTCTAGTTGTATGGAAGTCTCTTACATTCAAATCGGATATATTGCGCAATTCTTGTGTGAATGCCTTAGCGAAGGTGTTTGTCTCATAGAGAATTTCTTCAGGTTGGAATATCTTTCCAATCAATCTAATCTTCTCTATGTTCTCCCTGAACTCTACGTTCTTTGCTCGGTCAACGTGAACGATTGTCTTATTCATCTCATCATCGACTTCCAAGACGGTAATGACATTGTAGTCACCATCGGTTGAGATAGCAGGGTCAACACCAACATAGTATTTGTATCCCTTATCCTTCCTATTGCCTAATTTGAGAACGTGGTCTTTGCTCTTGCATTTTTCGATATACTCAGGATTGAACAAAGCCGTTCCCGTAGAGATTGGGACACAAAGATACTCTCGCGTGAATTTCAATGAGCCTATCTCCGCCTTCCTTTGCATGAGAGCATCATAGTTCCATCGGTCTGCCCATAATGGTTCATTCATAGCATCCAAACACGGATACTTCGTGACAGTATACGCATCATTATCTTCTAACTGTGCGAAGATATCTGTGTAAGTGAAAGGGGTTCCAATCATTCTAAGATTAGATGAGTGGTGAAGCGTAGGTATCATGTCACCGAAGAACCAATCAGTCACTCTTTGAATAGCAGATAGGCTGAACTCCTTCAAAGGGTCGTCAATGATAATCTCCTGTGGGTGAAGTCCTCTAATCTGAGAACCAACTGAACGTTCTAGAATTGCATTTCCATTAGTGAGTTGAATGTTTCCAATTGCCCAACCCCTAGAAGGTTTGAACTTCTTTAGTGCTGGATGATTGAACATCCTATCTATCTCGCGCATGTGAACGAGAGTCTGCTTTTGGTTAGACGAGATGTATAGCATTTGAAATGGAGGCTCTTGGAAGATTAGGTTCCATACAACCCAACTGTGCATGAATACGGATTTTCCATGGTCACGCGCACAGATAATAACAGTCCTATCTGTTTTCTGCATTGTCTCTAGCCATTCTTGCATGTATTCGGGATACATCATACCGAGGACATTCTGGAAGAAGTAAGGAAAGGATGCCTTAGACAATTCCATATCCATAGAAGACATGAAGTCCATGTTTTCTAATTCCATGTTTACTCACTCATACCCTTTTTCAACGTGTCAACCCATTGAGGCACATTATACATCATTGTCTTCTGCAATTGCTCAACGAGTTTTGGATGCTGACTTGCTTGAATCAATTCCCTCTTCATCTGTTCTGGTAAATCTTCAGGGAGATTCTCTAAATCTACATCATTAAATCCCACACTTCGATAATAGTCTGCGGCTTTCCTACTAGCAAAATTAATGAATAATTTCGCATTACCCTTTTCTTGTAGTAATTTCTCCACAAGTATTGGCATTAAACCAACGCCCCTACCTTCAGGCCTTCTTGTATGTATTCCAGCACCCATTGCGAATTTACCTAATGGGGCAAATCCAATTACACCAATAGGTTTGTTTTCAGGATTGAAGGCCATGAACATTCTAGCGGGTTCTGTATACCAAAGAGAATCATAAGGTAGAAATGTTCCTCGGTCTGAACGCTTCTCAAATTGAGTATAACCGTCTTCCCTGAAAGTTTCTACAACTTGATGTTCGGGCATTTCTTGAAAACGAATGTCAGCACTTGTATATGTCATCTACTCACCTGAAGTTGGCCTTGACGAAATACACACCCTCCGTTGGAATCCCATGTTTCTTTCCTATATCTGCCATGGAACCCATCTCTTCGACAATGCTTTCAATCTCAAAAGCCGAGACATTCACATTGTATTTCTCTTCTAGTTTCTTTATGGCAGCAGACACATGGTCGTAGTTATCCACCTTAGCGGTATTGTAGTAAACGGGTTTGTTCATCATCTTTCTAATTTCATCATGTGCTTGCAGAACAGTCAGTTGTTCCATGCTTCTAGTTAGTTTCATATCATCAATTGCATTGAAGAATCTTTGAACTAGAGTGTCTGCACCCCTTGCTTTCTTATCTTGGCCCTTGGCTTGAGTTCTTGGGTTTTGACTGTATGATTCTCTCTTTGTCTTTAGGTGATTCGAAATGAATACCACTGGCCAAACTGCATCCCCTGTTCTCACATAATCCTCATGCCATTCTTCCGGGGTCTTGCCCCAAGATGTTCCACTTGGGAAAACTTCATCATCAGGCCAACTCATATCGTTGTCTTCCAAGATGGCATGTAGATGTGCGCCTAATTCAGTATAGACTTCTTTGCCTAACGGAGTTTTGCGAGGATTCAACTTGAGAATCCAATTGACTGTCTTCCCCATCTCTTTGAATGCCTGTGTCAAACTGGGTAGGTCTTTCTGTTCTCCCGGTTTAGTGATGAATTCTAGGTTTGTCACCAATTCCTCAAGTTGTTTCTTGTTTATCAACAAAGCCCCCTTTCTTTGTTCCCTCATCAGTGCATGGAAGAAAACGGTATCTGGTGTCTTACCACCTGCAAGCATTTTGAAGTATCTAGGTGCGTTGCTATCCTTGAATTCAAATGGTATTGGGTCATCGAATGGTGCTTTATCCCCACTGAGAGGAATGATGAAGAAACTGATAACTTCGTCTAGTAATTCGTCAAATTCCTTTCTTGCGTCATTTATCTCCTCAAGTAGATTCTTCTCATTCAGCCTACCCAAGAATTGACTAGAAGTCCACGCGCCCCTTCCTAATTCGGGTTTATCCACTTTGGGTTGATTCTGTTGTGGGCCGGAAGAGGTGTCTTTTGTTTCTGATATACTAGGGGAAGCACTTCTGCTCAAATCCTTGCCGGAATCTAGAATTTTGGATAATGTGTCTATAAATTCCCCAATTTTCTTCAATCTTTCATCAAGATGCTTTCCTTCTCCCCTATCGGAGTCAATTACGTCTTCTATGGAGAAGTCCTTCTGCAAATCTACTATGAATTTCTTAGTAGTCTTCTGCAAAGGCAAGTGGAAGCCTCCTTTACGAGATTGTATTGCTGCATACTTCCTCAGTTCCTCAATGTAGTCTAGAATATCATCATCTAAATCCACGCCGTCAATTAATTCTCTCGCTGCCCCTGCACCTTCCATTGCTGCGCGAATATGTTCTAGTTCCCTAGCAAAAACAACAGTGTCCTTGAAAATAGCACCTTCTTGCTTGAATGCGTGATAGTATAATGGGTCTACTTCGACATTATCCAAACCATCTATCATTATTCCCAAATCGGACAATTGTTGCAATTCATCGCTCATTCCACCACTGACTTTCTCTTTTCCCTTGGTTCCAATGCCAGTATCCATCGTGTCTGCCATATATTCTGTGGTTTTGCCTTCTTCTTCTTGTAAAGCGTCATCCCCACCAAAAACAGTAGCGGTTTGTTTCTCACGTTGGGTATTTTGTGATGAAATCTCTTCTGCTAACTGCTTGGCATCGAAATCATCGAAGAAACCAATCTCCTTTCCGAGTTTTTCGAAAAGTATCCAACCTTTATCTTCTGAAAAGTAAGTTTCTAGGCTTAAGGGTTTGAATTTCACAATATAATTAAGATTTCCAGCATCTATTTCTTTCTTGAAATCTAACAGTTTAAAGATAACTTCCCTAAACTCTTTTCCACCTTCATTATCTGGTTTCATCTCCAAATCGCCTATTGCCTCATGAAATTCTGCGAATGCATCTTTAAATCGCTTGTATTGTCTAGATTTATCTGCCCAATAATCGTAAAGTGCCTCTCTACGCTGTAATTTCTTCAGGTCATAACTTCCAATGAAGGCATCAGCCTCAAATTCAACAATCATCCCTTCATTTCGCAGATAAAACTGTAATAAATCCACAAGTGGGTCTAAAGTGTTCTGAATTCGCATATCATAGAGTTGAATTTCTCCAATTAACTCATTTATCTTAGATTCTGTTGGAATTCTATACATTGCAGCAGTTTTTAGGTTGACTTCCTTTGGATTCCAGTCATTATCAAACACAGTAGCGAAAGTTAGCCTCTTTCCGTTAGAGCGAAGGTAAAAATTCCTCAAAATCGAAGACATTCTACCTTTGTCCATGCTTGCGCCTTTTTCTCTTTGCTGTTTTCTACCTAAAGTTCCCAAATGCTCCCTTGTTTCCCTAACAGTGCGCTTTTTTCCCTTAACATCTGTAGAAATTGCCTTCGAAAAGAGATATCTTACTTGTCTTTCCAAAACAGACTTAGGCAAACCTGCCAAAGCACGATATTTCTTCTGAATTCTGTTAATTATTTTCTTCTGGACAACATCTTGAGCCGTTGCGCCAGTAATTAAGTCGGGTAGGACTCTTGCATAGTCATCACCTGCTGAAGAATCTGTATACAAAACAGAATCTTTACCCCTCTTGACCAAATCTTGAGTGCTTTCACCCTCATTTCTTTCAATTGTCATATTATCATAGACGATATTGTAGAGTTCATCATCATCTAAACTGTTAAGCACATTTTTCAAACGGTCTTCTGCCATTTGTTCTAACTTTTCATCAATGTCATAATCTTGGCTATCGTCTTGTTCCTTTGCCTCGTATTCAGCCTTCAACTCATTGTAGATTTTCTCTTCCAGAGCGTCTTCGCCTTGTTCTAAATAGACGGCAAGTGGACTGTATTCCTCATTTGTCTCTGATTCCATTGCCATTCAACCAACTCCCGTCAATTCTCTCAACCAATCTCTCGGTTGCGCGACACCTTCCTTGTCAATAATGATTGGCTCCGATACTACCTCTGCCATCTTCTTCTTAGTGGCTTCAACTAACCCGTTTCTAATCTGTGGATAAACATCATTGACAGCATCTTCGAATGCTTTCTCCAATTTACTCATTTCTTCAGGGGTTGGTGGAGTCCCTTCTTCCCATTGTCCGGTTTCATCGTTATAGACACGCTTGACTCTAGTAATTTTTCTAACTGCTTTGTTAATTTTATTACTTCCTAACATTTGTGCTTCAAGTCTATCCAAAACTCCAACTAGATAGTAAAAACTCAATTTGTTTGTGTCTTGACCTGCCTTCAATCTAACTCTAAAAGTGCCGCCCTGCTTCTGGTCAGCAGCAAATTGCTGTTTAAAATTCTCAATGGGATTATGGTCAATGGCACTAAAGAGAAAAGATAGGAGTCTCTCTTCTGATTTGGATGAAGGAACTAGAATGGAATTATCTTGTTTGGAGGGTTTCATCTTCGATAATGCATCTTTAATCTGCTTAACTCTTTTCTCATCGTCTGGTTGTCCGGAGTCACCATACCTATGTTCACCGAATTTCATATTTCTAATACTACTTCTAGATGGAAGAGATTCTTCGATAGATGGATATTGAATCTTCAGTTGTGGAACTTTACCCCATCCACCTACAGGGGGCTTTAGTAAGAAATCCCTCATTTCCACAGATATACCACTAGGAATCAACGGGGTTTCTTTCTGCATTCTCTCATAAGCATCTTTAGTTTCTTGACTCTCCCCGCGCATAGCCAATTCAAATTTAGCAAAACCTCTAGCATCATCAGCCTTCACATATTTATTGAAAAGCCTCAATACAGATTCCTCACCCTCTCCCTTACTCAATTTACGATACACTGCATCTCTAGTGAGACTACTTTTCGTTCTATTAGCCACAAAACCCGCACTAATATCGAGTTCTTTATGTTCAAATAAATATTCTAAAGCGGGTAATACTTTCCCCGTTCCTTTTTCTGAACCAGTTTGAACACCAAATAGTATCTTGGCCGTTTCCTTTGCAGCACCCACACCTGAATCTCCTGTAGGTGAAAGAACAGGAATAAACGCACCTCGGTCAGCCCCACTAACTTTAGTTAGAACATGCTGCAAGTATCTCAAAGCGACATTATCATCTTGGAAAGACTCAGCCTTGATGTTCTTCATGCCACCTGCTATCTTCGTCTTAGAATACTTTGGCTGATTGAAAACCTTGGCAAAGAAATTCCTCACAATTGGTTTGTCGGGGTCACCACCTGAGAGTTTCTTTCCTTGTAGAATTGTAATCCAATCAGGAAGGGAAACCAAAACTCCGTCTGCTTGTTCCTCTTGAGTCCATGCTTTAGGTATAATTCCAAAATTGAAATCATCAGGAAGAAGGAGTTTGACATCCTTCGTGTCGTATCCCATCAACTTAGACTTGTTAGCCTTCGCTGATTTCAAGGCCTTCACGAATCGGCTGTTGTTCTTCTCCCAAAGTCGTAGTTGCTTTATCTTAGTTTTCTTTGCCTCTTGACTGCCTTCGTTCAAGTAATCCACAAGTGGTTGAAAATTTCCTCCTAAGAATTCCTCATACAACTTCAGAACTTTCTTTGGAATTTTATCCTTGTAATTAGGATTCCTTTTTCCACCTGACATTTTTGCCGGAGCGTAGTCATCCAACTTCTCCTTCAATTTCTCAGCGTTCTCCATCATTCTCTTTGGGATTGGAACGTCTGTTGCAGTAGCAGCAAATGTAACATCCTCATATTGCTCCTTCATCTTCAGCCATTTATTTTCAGGAATGGTCTTGTCGTTTGCTTGCTCGTTTATTTGATTGAATAATCTGATTATCTTATTCAAAGAACTACGAACCCCACCTAGATTCAACTCTTCATTCTTAATGCTCTCAATAATCGAATTAACGTTACCACCATCAAGGGCCATTATGATTTTGAAGCCTACTCCACCACCTTTGATTTTCTGAGTATCAAAGGATGCCTTGTGAAGTGTGGCTTGCCATGACATTACTCTCTATTCCCCTTTTGATTTTGCTTGGCTTTCCATTCTCCGTAAGTTCCTGATTCAGTTCCACTAAGCCAAATTGGTGCATTATCGGGAATATTGATGTTATTGTCTAAACAATATTGAACAGTTATCTTCCAAGGTATCATTGAGCCTCTTGGTCTTTCATAGGTTCGGGTCTTGCCACCATACTTTGACTTGTATCTATTCTGCTTGTAATGTGTCAACTTGCCTGTGAGGAATACGCCTAATCCATACTTGGTTAATTCCGGCTTGACTATCTTCCCATTAATCCTCACTCTTCCCAAGGAACTCATCTCATCATTCTCATCATAATCAAAGGTCTTGTGGTCTTTCTGCCCATATCCTTTACCTGCGTAGTATCTCATATATTGATTGTCGAATTCTTCACCGGGTAATGGAGAAGCATCGTCAATGAAAACCATTGGGTTTTCCCTAGTTCCCCTTGCCTTTACTGAATCCGCATATGGTTCTTGCAAATCTTGCCATTGAATATACGGCATCTTCAAAATTTCTTGCCATGTTGTCATTGTTTCACTTCCTTCTGTTCATCTCTCGTTTGTTTCATAGCCATGCTAGTTTTCCCATTCAAGGTTCTTAGCATGGTGTAAATGTTTTTTCTCATCTCACCCAATTCAGAAATGAAGGTTCTCTTATCTGATTCCATCCTATCCCACCACTTCTCATACTGTTCCTCAGAAAGAAGTGACTTGACATTCTCAGAATTATTCTGATGTAGCATCTCCAAACTTTCTCCGGCAGCATCTAATGCCTGTATAGTAGCATACAGACCATCCAATTGCAAAGGCTCCTTCAAGTCTTGTTTGACTTTCTTGACAACATCTTCCCAACTCATTCATTTGCCTCCTTTTGTTCTCGTAGAGTCCTAGTTGCCCTATCTATAAATGACTGTTGACCGCGAGTCCTTCCTTCCGGCAAATTATGCCAAGGCATGGATTCTCCTTTTTCATACTGTGCGCAACCACCTTTTGGATTAATCGAGACATACTCCAAGGTGCATTTTCTATCTTCATTATGAGCGCAATCCGTTGCCTCACATAGACCAACTTTGCATTCTGCAATTTTCAAAACCCTATTCCAAGTCATATTTCTTCCCCCGCCGCATTGTAAAATTGATAATCATCAGGAGGCTTTTCTCTCTTCCCCAAACTATCTGAACACCATTGACATAAATCAGATGGCTTAGTAGATTTACCCGGCATCCTTGCGAAGATAGTATCCTCCGATACTGGTCGAATACAATTATTCACACACAGTAGTTCTCCTTCCTTGTTATATCTGTCAGGAGTCCACCTGATTAAATCCTTGATTATGTCTTTCCAACTCATCTATACTTCCTCCTAAATCTTCTTTGTCCTTCTTCATGTGGGTCGCGTCTGCCGAAGTCATCTGAGCGCATTGGCCTTCCTCCTTCCGGTGTGAAGAATTGCCTGTTCTGGTCACAACGCTTCTTGTAGTTCCTTATGCTCAAAACAATGTGATACCAAACCTTGTCTCTATTTGACTCTTGAAGTAGGTCTAATAGATAACTGTGAAACTGTTCGCAATCCATTGCCTTAACTTCATCGAGTGGTGCAAGCCCATCTCGATTCATGAATTGGGGTTCATATTCACAATACATCTTCATGGCCACCTTGCAACAATCATCCCTGCCTTCCTCACGCTCATCATAGTCTTTGATTTTAGCATATTGAACTTTTAGAACATCTTCCCAACTCATTGCATCATCTCCAATCTATCTCTGTGTCAAAACCAAAACTATTTTTTAGATTCATGCCTTCTAATTTCTTTGCCGCATTATCTAACACTTCATTTATTTTCTTTGCCTTTGAAGTAGTTCTGAGGAATATCGTAGAAGGCCAAGGTGGGTTTTCTTTTGTTGGTGGATTCCCGTCTTTATCAGGGCCATCATGTGTTAATATTTCCATTTTAACATACAAAGGGTTAGCGTTAGGTCTTGGCAATATATCCAAATTTCTATACCAAAGATTTGTTCTTTGATTCCACTTTGGGGAAACCATTGTCACTTTATCTCCATAAGCCGCTTTCAACTCATCAACAATTTCATCCCACACTTCTTCTGTTTCTTCTTTATGAGGAGGTTCTGTTCCGTATCTACTTTTAGGGTCTAACATACCTTCGGGGTTAAAGTGGTCACGATGACGAAACACATCCTTTCTTTTCCCGTATTCATCAAAACGAACATTACCTGCTTCATCATGAGAACTAAATATAGGGTCTGAAGTATCACCCCAACGCTCATCTTTTTTCAGTATGGCTTTCCAACTCATTGCATCTTCTCCTCCATCTTCTTCCTGACATCCAACCATACATCAGGATGATTCTGCGCTAGAACCTCCTTGACGATTTGCATTTGGTGAACTATAATCGTGTCCTGTCTCTTGTGAACTAACTTGCCCTTGAACTCCATGACATACTTCAGACTCTCCCTAATCTCCTTGGCCATCTTAGTTAGCGAGTCGATATACTTGGGATTACCAACTTCCTCCATGTCGAACAACTCGTCTATCTTCCCCTCAAGCCTTCTGATGTTCCTAGTTAGAGTCTCGACCTCATCCAATTCCCTAGCGGCAATCATCTGTGCGGCAGACTTCTGCACTAGAGGCTGAACGTGATTTCGCATATGACGAACGACTTGCTCGACAGAACAATCTTCCATCTTCGCTGCCATCTCCGGAGTCATATCCCCATTGTATATGTTTACTTCAATATCCCCGCGCATCTCAGATGTGCATATGTTGCAGCGTGGATTCGATGAGTCCTCATAGTGACCCATGTGATTTCGCTGATGCTTTGATGCAGTGCCACTAGGCCAGTCCATATTCTTGTCAAGTTGGTCAGCAGTCATTTTGAGTCCTTCCAAATCTGCTTCCATATCTTCCCTATCAGGGTGATTGCAAAATGCACATCTCTTTCTAATAATCATTCTACTCTACCTGTTTTTGGATTATATGCGATTCTGCTACGTTCAGCCTCATCTAGTCGGTCACTTCTTATTTTATCTCGCCAATTTTGCGGTGTCCCTTCTCTTTCCTTCTTCTTTCTAGCCAACCTTTCTCTTGCTTCCGCCGTTCTTTTTCTGTTCTCAATTGCAGACTGCGCTTCTTCGGGTTTGTAGTTGTCTCCCCATAGGAATCTTCCCACCTTTCCTCTCATTCCCTTTTCAGAACCAACTTTGCTTTGTAGAGTATCAGACCATTTTCCTTCTACTTCTTTGTATTTATCAGCAGCAGATTTACCCCTTATTTTCTTATTTGCTAACCACTTGTCGGCCCCCATAGCACCAGAAACAGCCTTCGAAGGAAGTTTCTTCGCTCCTCGATACATATCTCTAAGTGACACTTCTTCCGGAATCCCACGCTTTCCGCCTACTAATGGCACTTTGCGTTTTTTCTGCCACACTTCGGGGGCTTCAGCATCTTTCATCCTTTGTTTCTTTGCCTCTTTCGCTTTCTTTCGCGCAAGATATCCTTCCGGTAGATTCTCCTTCCAATTTGTGGAAGCCCTATCATCCTCATCAATGTCATCGGGCATTGGATTTACGAAAGCCTGTGACCCCGGTTCCGGCATGTCGTATTCTGATATGTTGCCAGCCGCTAGTTGCGCTTGCCAATATGCTGCTTGTTCATCTGCTGTATTATCAGCATGGGATGATTGTTCATATTTGGGTTGACCTTTTGAATTTAGAACTATTTGTCCAGTATCCACATTTCGAACTAAACCTTGGGCATCTCTTTCTTCATTGTTCAGGAGTCTTACTTTTTTTGGGTTCCCCTTGTCATCTTTTTCACCAGCAAGAAAACCATAGTTGGTGGAACTAGGAGATTGAAACACCGAACCTGTTCCAGCATGTAGTTTGTTTTCCCATTGGTCTTGTGTATAACGCTCTGGTTGCAAACCTTGTTGTCCACCAGTGAAAGCCGTCTGTAATTGTTGAGTCCAACCTGTAAAGCCTTCTTCCTCCTCACTATCAGACTTGCCAACTTCCTCCTCATCCTTCTCTTCTTCCTTTTCGGGGTCTACTGCAACAGTGTCCTGTTGCTCTCCCGGCTTGTCTTGAACGATTTTACCGGGAGGGTCAGGTGCATCCATTCCCATTCCCGGTAGGGGTGGCATTCCTCCCATTGGTGGTGGAGCCATTGGTGGAGGAGGAGGTGGTGGTGGAGTAGGTTGCTTCAGCATATCCTCCCAAAGAACGTCACTCATCTGTCTCACCTCCATAGCAATACGGACAAAATGTCACACCTGCATTCATGACGGAGATTTTCATGTTGCAACACTTCAGCATTTCACAATCATCCTCCAATCTGTTTCCACATCTAGGGATTTCTTCTCGGTATCGTCATTCTTAGGCTGCTCGGTTTCTTCGGGTTTGGGTTTCGCTTCAGGCTTCGGCTTCTTTCCTACTCGTAGGGCATCCTTACCTGCCGTAGTCCAATGCGCATTGTCACCAAGTAGTATCTTGGCCATGTTGTTGCACTGCCTCCAACTAATCTTTACCCATATCTCCTCAATGTCTTGCTTCATTCCCCTAATACCTAGAATGGCCTTGACTGCATCGGCATCCCTGTTGCTCAAATCCATGGGGTTAGCCATCAAAGCGGTTCGACAAGACTTCGCAGGGAAGGTCTTCTGTGGTTTTGACTTGGCCTGATTTACGAATGTCTGAACTATTGCCCTCACAGGTTTGATTGTCAACATCAACTTCGCAACTTGTGGGGTTCCCAATTGTCTTCTCGTTAAATCCAGTGGATTCTCCTTCGTGATTTCCAAAACCATCTCGTCAAAGTTCTTGAGTGCCTGTTTGACAACTTGATGTAGGCTCAAACCAGTAAATTTGTCATTCTCAGTCTTGTTCCCATACAGTGCTTGCCACATAGGAGGTTTTGCCTGTCCCATATTCTCGTTATACCAAGAATCCGGAACCGCAGGTCTGTCTCTACCTTTCACTTTCTGAGCATCCTCATACTCATCTGTTCGATAATGACCATAGATTTCTTTGGCTTCTGTTGTTCTTCCTTTCTCATCAAAATAAAGAGGGTTATCAAACCTAATATTAGCCGGATTCAACCTATGCTCGCTACCAGAATAGGTATCCATCATCTTATCCAACTGTTGTAGGAAGGATTCTTGCTCCGGGGAGAATTCCTTAGCGTTGAATATCTTCTCTAGTTCCTTGAAAATTTCAACTCCGCCTTTATTGGGCATCTTTGGGCCGCTTCCTCTAAGCCTTCCAGAGATTCCTTGATTTTTTATCAGTTGAAAGAGGGAAATGCCAGTTACGGAGCCAATAGTTTCGCCTTCCAAACCACTCGCTTCCTTCTCCCACGCATTATACATCTCGCGCAAGGACTTCTTGTCTAATGTGCCTGTGAATTCCTGTCCACCTGCTTTGAAAGGAACTCTATCTTCGTCTTTATCTATGTCCTTTCTTTTTCTTGGCACGTTTTCTCCCCCTTATCGCTTCGTTGTTAAACAGGGCCGATGTTCCCCCGCTTGCAGTAGTGACTGCGCCTCCCATCTTTAGTTGTTCTTGCCATTTTGGGCTATCTGCCTTTTGTTCTTGATTGCCCCATTTGTTATTTGCATGTTCTATACCCTTATCTGCTGCATATTGGGCCGCACTTCCAATTACCTTCTTTCCAGTTGGGGTTTTGGCGGCGGCTAATGCTCCCCTACCGACTGCGGCGACTACAGGGGCTACTTTTTCCACTGATTCATCTGTCATAACTTTTCACACCTTTTATTTTTCAAAAAATGGGCCGCGATTTGTTTGGCACTAGCGAAAAATTTTCACCCTCTATTAGCCTATAACCAGAATAAGGAGCAATAGCCATTTAATTCCCACCCCAATCATCTAGTGATGTCTGCTTGAATACCTTATTGCGGATATCAGATACGAGTTGTTTTGTATCGCGTTTAATCTTGTTAAGTTGTTTGTTCAGGCGTGAATCTAACTTGCCCATAGCCTGAATATTGTTTATTTCCTCGTTAATGGAAGCAACGATTCTGTTTGCTTCTTTTAGTATGGCAAGTGTCGTTTCCTCATTAGCCATATGCGCGGCGAGTGGGCATAAGGCCATTAACTTGTCCGTGGGCATATAGATTTGGAAAAAAATTTTGGAAGCAAAGCCATATGGTTGTAATTACTTTGTGCTATTGAAACCCCGATGGCCCCGAAGGGCGCAAAGGGGGAGGTGATTAATCCCTAGCCGCTATTTTGGCTTCGCGCAACCGCCCGATGATGTCGGGAGCGCATTCGCTCCGGCTTTCTGTCTTCGCATCGAAGTGGCAGTCAATAACTGGCGCACTTGTATCGAAGCCCACTTCTTCCAGACACTCCTCGATTCTAGCCTGTATCCAAGCCATTGAATCAAGTGGGGTCGAAACAAGCCACTCCTCAATGTCTGACTTCTTCTGCGTCTTGTCGGCGGTTCGCCAAATAGTGAAGGCTAATCTTGCGTCACCATCTGAGCGGGATGGGTCTAACTTGACTCTCATCTTGGTGGAGTCAAGGGGGTCTTCTGCATCAAAGAAGTTGACGTAGTGTCCTTCAACATAACTCATTATCCAGTTGAGGTAACCACCACTTGGCCCCTCAATCATGTCGTTGGCTATTACGTTGTTACCTTTCCACTTGGGGAAACTTTTGCTTGTGGTAACTACCTTGGCTTCATCAAGGGTAACATCTCCCATGGTGTCCCAAAATTGGTCACGAAGATGCCTGAGCATTGCTCTCATGCCCCTTCTCTCAGCACTATAATCGACCACGCCAAAGTCATGAATGAGTTCTTCATTCTCATCGCGCAACTTGAAAGTTCTCTCAGTCGTTGAGGACTCTTTCTCGTTGTAGTTCTCGAACTCCGGCTTGTCCGAATAGTTGCCCACCATGTATATGCCCATTAGGGCCAAGGCTCGTTGAAGTTTCTTCATCAACTTGGTGGATAACCTACCGTCTGCTCTTGGGTAGGTCACGTTCATCGTTCTTTCATATGTGACGGATGTGTCTGTCATGCTAATGCTCCGAAACTGGGGTATGTGAGGTTACGAAGACACAAAGTATCGAACCATATGGTTCATACTTACTTTGTGAGAAGATGAACCCCGTTGATGGTGGGAGGAGAGAAGTGGCCAGTTTCTCTCCCCCCTAGCCCGAATGCTGCTCAGTGCGCCCCTCCCTATAGGGGGGCGGCGATGCACCCAACATCGGGGTCAGTAATTGCTAGGCATATCATACCAAAGCGCGTCTTGGATGGAATCAGATAGTCCATCCGCCCAATTCTCCCAATCAGTTGCAAGGTTTGCCCACTTGTCAACCTCCTCTGCAAGATTCATGAACATGATTTGCTGATGGGGAGTAAATTCTTCGAAATCCTCAATCTTCATACTCGATGATTCAATGCTCTCCATCAACACCGAGTAAACTTGGTCGAACCGATAATCCAAGTTCCTTCGGATTATGTCTAACTCAAGGTCGATGTGAACTTGAAGTTCATCATCTATTTCATCATATCCTGAAGAGTAGATGTTGGTCACTCTTTCAGTCTCTTTCTTCATTTGGGCTTCAATGTAGGTTGCTCTTAGGCTCTCTGACATGTTAATACCCCGAAATAGGGGTATGTGAGGTAGCCGTTCACAAAGTAGCCTACCATATGGTAATACACTTTGTCGTTAAACCCGATAGGACTTAAGTGATAGTTTCACTGCCTATTGAATTATGACTAACAGTCACAGTCCTCGCCATGCTCACAAGTCATTTTATTGAATGCTCGTAATGCTGCTTGAACTTCCTGTATCGCATTAGCCAAATCATCACTTCGAACCTTTAGGCTCTTGATGATGATGACATGATTTGAACCACTCTTTGAGTGACCAACATCAATTTCATACTGATATACTTTCATTGCTTCATTTACTATTTTTTCACTTTCCATTTTTTCACCTTATCTCATTACTACCTTTCCACGATATTGATTCATATAATTTTGAAATCTCGCACTATCAAAATTATAGTTAGTCCGAGAACATCGGTTAATCAATAACTCAGTCTGTCTTCTGTCTAATTCCGCATCAACTGCAAACTCTGCAAGCCATACGAAATGCCTTCTTTGTAGGTTTATTGCCATACCTACGTTTCGGAATTAGGCTACTTGTGGTCTGTCTGACAAAGTAGCATACCATATGGTTGTCATTACTTTGTCATAAGATAACCCCGAAGGGTTCGGTTGTCCGTGGAGAGACTACCGATTATTGCTCCTCCTTTGCGGAGGCCTTCTTTGCTGCTGCTGCGGCTTTCAGCGCGGGGATGTTGTTAATTAGAGGGGTAGCCGTTCCCTTCCAATGATAATCGGCTTTCGGACTGTCGGGATTATTCTGATAGTCGTTGTAGTAAGTGCCGAGGTTCTGCCTGAGTGAAGTGTCAATGCGATAATCTGCAAACTCTTCGGCGGAAGTGAATACTCCTCCTCCACCTCTCTTCGATTTAACTTCGAAATTCTGTGCTTGCTTGCATCCTTTCCAGTAGGCAATCAGTGCTTTCCTCATTTCCTTCAATTCTGAAGTCCTCGTTTCTTCTACCTTGTCGGGTAGGCTTGAAGTTGCACCTGCTGCGAATGGATTGTCCGGAACTTCATCAGTCACGAAGCACGTTCGAATAGCCGTAGCGATTCGGGTGCGCTTTTCGGGTTTCTTCTTCCCTCTCTTGATTAGAGAAGGAATACTCATCAAACCCTCAAACTCTTCTGTCCAGTTCGGATTGTCCTTAACCCAGTTCTTCCACTTGGTTTCGTAAGACTTCCACTTTTCGTCACTCATTGGTTCTGCCTTTTGTCTCGTATTCTTTTCTGTCATTGTATTATCTCCTTACCTTGTTCGGTAATGCCCTCCACGGACAGTTAATGTTCTAGGTATGTGGTATGTGGGGTGCGCAAGACAAAGTAACTTACCATATGGTAATGCACTTTGTCGCTAAATTCCCCATAAGGGCCGAAGCCCAAAATGGAGGTGCTAGGGAGGGAAGGCAAAATCAACTACTTCAGTTGCCCTCCGTTACGATGGTGGCAACTAGGCTCTTCTCAGAGCCATCCCATGTCTTGTCCTCAAATAGAGAACGTGCCGTGTCGTTCATGTGGCCAACAAGGACACTTGCCCATGCTGCGCCATCTTCGTAGTGAGAAGCCTTGCTCCTTCCATGAGGAAGAAGTAGAGCCTGAATAACTGGGTCACTGTCAAAAGTGGCAGCCATAGACTCAACAGCCTCAATTGCTCCCTTAATGACAGCCGAAGCCGCATCAGGAAGTGAGAAACCCCTTTGGTTAGTGGGGCTATCGCTGTAGTCACCAAGTATCAGCCTAATGGCCGTGGTGCAGCGAGCCTGTTTCTTCTCGTTTGCATTCCCTCTCTCAATCATCCTTAGAACAGTGGTCTTGTCATCTGTGTCTATCTCAGATTTCTTGTCGTTCGCATATGTGGTTACTAATCCGCTAAATTCATTCCAATCCATATTATCAATCTCCTGTAAGGTTGTCTACCAACCCTCCTTAGCAATAGAATCTTGGAAAAATAGGTATTTGGGGGCTGACCGACAAAGTGTTCCTACCATATGGTTGCTATTTTTGGTAGCAGGTAAATGATTCAGGGTAGGGGTAAGTGTCGCCCCGCCCCCATATACCCCCTGCCGAGGATATTTACTGAGGAAATCCATTCCCTTTGAGTGCATGTCGAATCAATCATACATATCAACATGCACTACGACATGGAGTGAAATTTCACCACCGATATATCCCATGTGGCGAGGCAGTCTAAACTACCTCCCATATACTATACTATATTGGTAATAATATTCGTATGAGTATGAGTATCTAGTAAATGGTATGTATAAGATAATCCTTCATGATTGGTTCTCTCACGATATTCTCATGGATATGAGAGAACTACCCTGCCTGAAAGGGCAGTAGAAGCGATTTAGAGTAATATTATCAATATTCTCATTATTAACATACATTACACACAACAACATACTCTTGACCATTCATTATATCTCTCACACAGGCGATGTGTGTGAGAATATTGAGAATATTGAGAATATTCAAGAAAACCGAGGTTAGCCCCACTCAAACGGCATTTCGGTTCTCTCATCCTCATGTTAGAAACATGAGAATAACAACTCGACACATTGTGGTGACCATTGAATCTTAGCGGAGGAAATGCACAGTCGGGGCTTAGGGTTTGAGTGTTAAAGAAAGAAGAAGATACAAGGGTTGTCCATCATCCCTGAGAGAGAAGGAAACTTGTTTCCCGATTTTTCTTTGGTGAGCGGAGTTACTTAGGTTAAGCGAGCATGTTTAACCTACTGTCCGGTATAAGAAGCGTAAGCAGCAGTAGTCGGTATTACAGTAAACAAAATCATTGCACCTAGTCACGGTGTAATATGCACCCCTGCGCTCAATGGCATAGCACAGTCTTTCTCCCCTAAGCATCCCATTCGATATGTCCGGAACCCCCATATTATTCCGGATAACTGTAAGGTAGTAATACCAACCTATCGGACTAGGTTTGAGACATCAGTAATTGTTGGTTTTTGTCTTTGGTTTCCAACACCCTAGTTCGTAACAACTCACAATGGCCCAGTCAGAACCGCAGTAATGCGGGGTTCATTGTGTGGAATAAAAGGTTCTAGATTGAATTGCACTGTAGGCTCGCATTCGCCTGTTTGGGGTTCGTCTAGGTAATTAGAAGTAAATAGTGCTGATACTTCTTTCCATTATTTCACATGATTAACGACTTGGTTATGCCACTATAAATACCCTCATAAGCAATGTAATAGTAAAGGAGAATGAAAATATGTCATTTGGATTGAATAGAAAATGCAACCATGTAATGGAAGATGGCTTCCGTTGCAACAGACCTTTCAGAGTGAACACAGGTTTGTCTAATGCTGGAATTACTAAGTGTGAAGAACACAGAGTAAAGGTCAACAAAAGCGGTCTTGTAAGAGACAGTCGTGGTTCAGGTAACAGACATGTCAAGGCCATTAATCAGAAGGCCATGCATGACTTCGTAGTTGAACAGATGGAAAAGCAAGCCGAAACTCAAAGGCTCTTTGATAGAGTCAAGCAACTAGAGAGGATGTTCTTCCATAGTGAGGAGAATGAGTCTGAACCTAGACTAAAGAGTCGCGGTGTTTCAGAAGAATCACTTGAGAATCTTCAACAGGGCAGACCAGAACTTGCGGTGGAGAAGGAGTTCACTTACATGACATTGAACAGTTCTAGATTCAACAAGAAGATGGAGGAGGCTCTGAAGTTCAAGATAACTAGTATGTTTGATGCTCATGAACATCCCTTCATGAAGAACCTAGCAACAGTCAACAGTCGTGTGAATTCCGGTATGGAAAACATCGAGACTTTTCGAAAGTCTACCAAGCCTCTCATCAATAAGATGGCTGAGAAGGCTGACAAACTAGAGGCCAAGTTAGAAAACATGGAAAAGAGGTATGAGATTCTAATGAATTTCCTGTATGAGTTACTACAACTGAACCCCGAAGTGGAAGGAATAACCTTCGCTCAATTTCTTGCAGCAAGTGGCATTTCCCCTGCTGTCAAAGTAGACGAAGACGGTAGGAATGCAGTGGCCCTTACAATAGCGAAGCCTCTTAGGGGTATGCAGCAGATAATAGAGGCTCAAAAAGAAAACGAAAAATTAGTGCGTGAAAAGTCACGCAAAAATGAACGAAACGAGGAGGAGGAATAATTTGTCTTGTTTGCTACGTTAAATATTGGATGTTAGCGTAGCAAATAAGACACCAAATTTTTTTACGATTTTAACAGTAGATATTTTATTTCAAAATAAATATAAAATTGTAATTCAAGATATAGATAGTCGAGAAGAAGACGAGAATCTTTGTCCAGAGTTTTTGCACAAAACGTGTGAAACTTTGAGGGAGGTTTGTCGTTTTCTTTTTTGAAATTAAAAGGAGAAAAAATAATGATAGTAGGAACAGAACAACAAGAAGCAATATGGAACGAGATGGAGAATGGCAACAGTCACATCATCGTGGATGCCAAGGCCGGAACAGGTAAGACATTCACGATTGTTGAGGGTGCGAATCGCATACCTAATCAGACGAAGTTATTCTTGGCTTTCAATAAGTCAATAGCAACTGAGATTGGTGGCAAACTACCATTGGACTGTGAGGCCAAGACCTTTCATGCCCTTGGTATGGGTGCGCTAAAGAGGGAATTCCCAAATGCCAAGATGGAATTCAAGAAGGATGACAACATAGTGAAGGCAGTAATGGGTAAGGACTACAAGTCTAAGCCACAATTGAAGAAACTCATATCACTGATGAAGTCAACAATGGGTGATTGGAGTGACCAAGAATTCATCAAACTACTCATAGACCATTACGGGATAGAGTTTGATGGTGTTCGTGAGAAGAACAATGCAATACTCAAGATGCCCAAGATGTTTGACATGAGTGTTGATGTGAACATCTTCAACTTTGATGATATGATATGGCTACCACTTGTATTGGATTTGTCTCTAAAGCACTACGATGTGGTGTTTGTAGATGAGGCTCAAGATTTCAATGAGGCTCAAAGGAGACTAATACTCAAAACTTGCAATGGTGGTAGGATGATAATTGTCGGTGACCCAAAACAAGCAATCTATGGATTTAGAGGAGCAGACTCAAGAAGCATGTCTTTGTTTGAGGATGCAATTTCAACCCATCAAAGGGGAACCAAGACTTTCCCGCTTACTGTATCTTGGAGATGCCCAATCGCAGTAGTTGAAGAGGCTAACAGATTCGTTGAGGATTTCCAAGCAGCACCTAATGCCATTGAAGGAGAGGTGAATGTCGATGTGAGACTTACCCCGAAGGTTGGAGATTTGGTTCTTTGTAGAGTCAATGCTCCATTAGTCAGCCATTGCTTTAGACTGATAACTCAAGGTGTTGCAGCATATGTTCTAGGTAGGGACATAGGGCAATCACTACAGGCATTAATCAAGAAGGCAACCAAGGACTTCTCAATGGACATTGCTTCTTTCAAGGTAGCACTGACTAAGTATGTTGATGCTCAAGTTGACCTACTAATGTCACAAGACAAAGAGGCTATGGTTTATGCCATCCAAGACAGGAGAGATTGTCTCTTTGCTCTAATGTCTAACGATGTTAGAACCGTGAAGGGTTTGTCTGATAATGTCAAGGCTATCTTTGATGATGGTAAGAAAGCAGGTGTTGTCTTCTCTACTATTCACAAGGCCAAGGGACTTGAAGCAGATAACGTGTGGATTCTATCTCCGGATAAGATGCCACATCCAATGGCCAAGACTGAAGAAGGTGTAGAGCAAGAATACAATCTATGCTACGTTGCCGTAACTAGAGCGAAAAAGGTTCTGAATTACTGTGGGAGGCGAGTAGGTTGAGTCCGAAGACTGGTGATGACAACAATCCTGAAACTTGGTTTCCAAATAAGAAAGAGGGAATCAAGACCTACATGCTGGCACAATCGCTGGACAAGTCTCAGTTTATGTTCTTCAACTTGAGAAACATAGCAACAATCACATTCAGCATTTGTTGGGATGAGTCTTCCATTTGGAAGAACTACCTGCAAAGGTGTCAGGTGTTTGGTTGGGAACCTGCAACTAAAGGTATCCTGATGAGAATATCACATCCGAATGGTAAGGAGGATAGGCTGCTGATAAGCAGAAAGAAACAACGAGAGATTATCAAGAAGTTGAAGGAATTGATGACTCTTGATTTTAATGAGAATGAAACGGAATTACAATGGGGAGAAGAGGAATGAATATAGAAATGAAGGAATGTGATATCTGTGGTGGCCCCATTGATATTCACTACAAAGAAGATGGAACACCTTATTGGACAGAAGGACATAACGCCCAACCTGTTGTAGATGGAAGGTGTTGTGATAAGTGTCAGAATGAGGTTGTCTTACCTACTAGATTGGCTGCAATTTTTAGGAGATATGAAGATGAGTGAGTGTAAGATGTGTAATGGTAGTGGAACCATTTTAGTTAGATGTCATTATCATGGTGATATCAGTCATGCAGAACCATGTATCTGTCACTATGAAAACTACTTCATGCAAATACATGCGATTAATGATGACACAGTAATGGAGGAAGAATAATGAGAATGTGGATGATAGACCCAAAGATGATGTGTAACCAACACTTGTTAGGAGAACATGGAGAACTGCATAAGTTCATTCCTAGTTTCCATAAGAAGTATAGTGTTACCAAGAGAATAGAACCTGTGGTTCAAATAGAACTCTCCTCTTATCAGGAGAGACATGATGAACTAGCAGAAGAGATGTTGCGTAGAGGTATGAACCATAAGTCACCTTTACCAACATTACCAGATTTTTCGTATCTGCCTGATGAGCATTACAATGCCAAGGTGGATATTGAGAACAGTATTGAGGATTTGAAAAATAGATGTCCTCAATGCAAAATTAAATTGGAGGCAGAATAATGGAGAAAGCACCGGGAACAGGAAACAGTCAGATAGAATTGGACTTTGATAACAAGTATGACAACGAGCCTCCTATTAGGGAATGGCTAGTTGTTAAGATAGTTGAATCAACTAAGGTAATTGAAGCAGTAACAGAAGAAGAAGCAAAGGAGATAGCAAGTATGACAGACGATGAAGAGTTTGAAGTTGAGGGACATCGCTTTGAAGTGATGGAGGAATACTGATGTTAGACAGGATATTTATTTGGTGTATAGTCATAGTTTTCTGCCCACTTCTGATACCGATACTACTGCTTGTTGATGACGATGCTAGAACAGGGTCAACAGGAGGATACAACTGGATGAAGGGAGATGGTAGCGAATGAGTGATGAGATAGAAAAATGGAGCGAGAAGCATTTTGGTGAACTCGCTTTTTGGAGGACAATCGCGGCAGGTGTGAATATCATCCTGTCAACGATAGTAATAGCCAAGTTATTTGGCTGGATATAGGAGAGATGAAAATGGAAGAACAAGAAACAAATGTAGAATTTAGGTTAGTTCAAGATGAAGAACTACCGCCAATAGTAATAACGCAGAACGATAATGATGAAGTGAAGGTCGTGGTGAATACACACCACAAGATATGGCTTTCACTACATAGGAAAACGATAGGAGGAATATCGAAGCCACTATTCGAAAAGTTGGATATAGTGCTAACTTCCATCCTTCGTGAGCAAAGGAGGGATGAACTCTTTGAATGATGAATTTGATGATTTCAGCGACCATGATGATGAGAACCCTGAATGGAATTCTGATATGCTCATGCTTCCCAAGGAAGACGTTGAGAGGATGACAGACTTCATCTCAAAGTTGGGAGGTTCTAAGAAGATACTCACTCAGATGAGAGAAACGAATGTAGAGATGGCACAAGTCTTCCTTGACGAGATTAAGAAGAAGGAATTGACGATTGCACAACTACAATTCGCGTTTGAGCATGTGTTGAGATTGTTGATTCTGTCTAAGAGACAAGGCTCTCAGATAAACATCAAGAAAAAAGAAATCGTCAAAATGATTGACAATGATATGCATTTGGGCGATTTCAGAGTGGGTGGTGAATTTATCTTCATCCCTTCGGCTTTATCTGATAGTAGTGATTTAACATATAAACAACACACAGGTAAAGACATTAAATGGGATATTGATAATTCAGCAGAAGATGAAATAGTGACAACGGAAATTGTAAAGTTTCTGTTGAACATCACTACTCAAGTGATAAGTCAAAACGATGAGGATAGAAGCACATTCAAAGATAGGATGATTGCGAAATTAGATAAAATAGCAAAAGGTGAAAAGAATGGAAATTGAAGAAGGAAATAATTACCCTAGATTAACGTCTAGGTTATTGGAGTTGTCTCATGCAGATGACTATGAAGAAGCAAAATTGGAATGGAGAATAACAGGAAGGGTTTGGAGAGACACTGCTTATGGGGCAACTCATGAGTTAGTAGTTAATCACCCATCGGGACATGCAGGTGCTTGTCTTTGTGGACACCCGATTGTATATCATTTTGAGATAGAGAATACTGTGACAGATGTTAGAGAGATTGTAGGTTCAACCTGCATTAACAACTGGATGGTTCTTCGGCATATGAATGAGGTATTGAAGATACCAAAGGATGCTATCACAGAAGAGAAGATAGAGGAGTGGAAGAAGATGACAGTTGAGGGTCTTATTCGAAATGCCTTTTGGGATTCTGATGAAGGACAAGACTTCAAGGAAACCTTTGAGGAATTGAAGGAGTATGACCTACGACTAAATGTTAGGGTGACAGATAAGACCTACTTCGATGAGAAGGTTGCAGAAGTTAGACCACTAACTGTTCTTCGTAAGTCAGGTTCCGGTAAGTTTGGTTCTCCTGATTATCAGATGGCTTCTATCGTATGGAGATGGAATCATCCTGAGAATCCTAGAAACCAACAGACGACAAGAGGCTATCCTAATGATAGGCTTTGTAATGACTTGATGTTATTCGATGCTCTAATTGATGAGCATCTTCCTAAACTAGAAGCGGAGGATGAATACATCGAGAGTCGAACAGAATTCCTTGCGGGACTAACACAAGATAATCTCACAAGACTTCGTGAGGAATTTGCTGAGTCTGCTGAGAATGTGAAATTCATGGAGGCCTGTAATTACTATGGGTTCCCAATATGGAAAGCAACAGATGGGAATAACATGTGGGAGAAGTCTTTCCTCAGTGATATGAGAAAGAGATTCATCAATGGGAAGGAGCCTACCGAAAGGCAGTGCAACAGGTTGATAACCATCCTCTTTCCTCAAGAGATTGCGGCAACTGAGAGGCAAGTGACTTATCTGAAAGACCTTGGATACGAAGGTGACCCATCCACATTGAGTAAGAAAGACGCTTCCAAACAAATTGATGAATTGTTGAAAAGGAGATGAAAAGAATGGCAAAGAAGAAAGAAGAAGCAAAAACGAATGACGAGGGTAATGATGCCTTGTTGCAGAACATAGACGTTCTGACTGCAAATAACAATCAGTTGCAGCAGACTGCTCAAAGTGCAATAACGCAACTGCAAAGTTACATGGGACTTTGTTCTCAATACGAGAAGACTATTCAGTTAATGGGGGGTCGAATCGAGGAGATGAAGTTGCAGGTAGCGCAGTTGCAGCAACAGATGCAGCAAATGCAGTCGCAAGGCTAATCATTCAAAATAAAAATAGGAGGTATGTGTTTGAGATTGAGAATAATGAACGACACTGGCCACACCACGTTGGAAGAGGTATCTGCAACCGAAATGGTTGAGCAGATAACAGACCACCCTACCCATTGGGTATATGTTGATGGAGAAATGGTAACGAGAGAAGCCATTCAGAACAACGAGATAGATTGGGCAACGGTCAACGATGTCAACTTGGTTCAGGCTATAGTCGGTGGATGCTAGAACATTCCCCGATGCCGGAATAAACGTAACCCGCTAATGGGGTATATCTTTGTTAGCGGTAACTTCTAAGTAGTATCTATTCTACGCTTAGAGTCCTAAACATGGGTTAAATGTCAATTGGGTGAAAGGCCCAAAACTAAATCAAAAAAGGAGAGAAAAATATGTTATTAGAACAAGAAATATTGTCAGAATGTGTTGTAAACAATAAGTATGCAAAACACAATTCTGAAAAGAAAAGAAGAGAAACATGGAACGAAATATGTAACCGAAATATGCAGATGCATTTAGACAAATTCGAACACCTTGGGCCTAAATTCGCTAAGAAGATTAAGAAGGTCTATAGGGAATTTGTGAAGACTAGGCTTATTGTTCCTTCAATGCGGTCATTCCAATTTGCAGGTAAGCCAATTTTACTATCACCAAATAGAATTTACAACTGTGCATATATGCCGATTGATGATACGGCTGCATTCTCAGAAGCGATGTTCCTACTACTAGGAGGAACGGGTGTAGGTTATTCTGTTCAGAAGCATCACATCAATCAACTTCCGGAGATAAGGCAACCATCTGAGAGAACATACAGATATCTAATTGAGGATTCAATTAAGGGATGGGCAGAAGCAATCAGGATTCTATTCGATTCTTACACAGGAAAGAGAAAGACCACACCTAAGTTTGACTTCACTGAGATTAGACCATTAGGTGCGCCATTGAAGACTACAGGTGGAACGGCCCCCGGCCCTGACCCATTGGATAAGTGCCTCCATACTATTCACAGTATGTTGAGGGGTATGCATGACGGTCACAAGATTAAGCCAATAGAAGCACACGATATGCTATGTCACATTGCTGATTCTGTATTAGCAGGTGGAATAAGGAGGGCTGCTATGATTAGCCTATTCAGTGCTGATGATGATGAGATGCTAATGGCAAAGAGTGGCACTTGGTATGAGTTGAACCCACAGAGAGGTAGGGCAAACAACTCTGTTGTCTTACTACGTCACAAGATAAAGCGAGACTTCTTCATGGATATATGGAAGAAGATTGAGATGAACAAGACCGGAGAACCGGGATTCTTCTTTACTAACGATAAGGATTGGGGAACCAACCCCTGTGCAGAAATAGCACTTAGGCCATTTCAGATGTGTAACTTGTGTTCCGTGAATGCTTCGACTGTTAAAGACCAACAGGACTTGAACGATAGAGTATCTGCTGCTTCGTTCTTAGGAACATTACAAGCAGCCTATACTGACTTCCATTATCTTAGAGAGATATGGCAAGAGAATTGTGAAAGGGATGCTTTGCTAGGTGTTTCTCTAACAGGCATTGCAAGTAACAGGCTCAAGGATTTAGATATGAAGCAAGCAGCAGATGTTGTTATTCAAACTAATATTGATACTGTCAACGAGATGAACGAGCAAGGATTTGAAATCAACTATTCTGCTAGGTTGACTTGTATCAAACCCGAAGGAACAACGAGTTGTGTATTGGGAACATCTAGTGGCATACACGCTTGGCATAATGATTACTACATTAGGAGAATTGAAGTTGGTCATAATGAGAAGATTCATGATTATCTAGCCAAGAAGTTTCCTGACTTGATGGAGGAATCTAAGAGCGTAGCCAATTCGTCTTGTTTCTGCGTTCCTCAAAAAGCACCTTCAGGAGCAATACTGAGAAACCAAGAAACCGCTTTGGATTTGCTTGAGAGAATCAAGCACTATCATGAGACTTGGGTTGTTCCCGGTCACATTGATGGGAACAATATGCATAACATATCAGCAACGGTTAGTGTTAGAGATGATGAGTGGAAGGTAGTAGGAGATTGGCTATGGAAGAACAGGAGTTCTTACACAGGGATAACAATCATTCCTTACTTCGGTGGGACTCATCCTCAACTACCGTTTGAGGACATTAGTAAATACAAGTATGATAAGATGGTGAAGTCTCTATCTAAGATTGACTTGTCAAGAGTAAGAGAAGAGACAGACACAACAGACTTGCAGGGTGAAGTAGCATGTGGGGGTGGAAGTTGCGACATCATTTAGTGCCAAGACCATTGGTGCAACACAACGGAGGAATTGGGGTGAGTAAAAGAAAACCTACCGAATCCTCCAAAGAAGACTTCATGTTCATAGAGAAAGAATTGTTGCTCTCAACTCATCCGGGTTGGAGAGATGACCTTTCCTTTCACTTTGAACTACTAAGAGAAGGGGATTGCAGTTATCCCTATCTCTATAGATTTGTCCACTTCCTAGTATTGAGTGGTTATTCGACATTCAATACTATGGAAGATTTGTATGATGAAGTGGAAAAGAAGAGATACTACACAGAACATCCCTTCGAATCTACTGGATACAAATATAATTTTACTGCATTCGAATTTACAAATAAATGGAATAGTGATGAAAATGAAAATAAAATATTACATACCGCAAACAAATGACACAAAAAGGAACGTATCAACTAGTTTTTTGTTTCAGTCTTCAAGGAAGAATATCTTCCATAGGCTTTACACCGCAAGAACTTCAACAGGACAGGTTGAATGGATATCGAAGAACGTAAACCAATTTGGTGAGACACCAATAACAGTTGAAAGGGCTAATATCAGAACAGTCAGACAAGTGAAAGATGACCCTATGTTGGGTCTTGTTACTGAGTCCGTTAAATCTGTTCTATTTCCCGATAGAAGTAATACCGACAGGTATCTGAATCAGATTACTTTCAAGTATCCTGATGGCGAAGCCGAACTTTGGTATGGAAAAGCAGGGAATGATTCTAAGGTTTCTCTGTATGGTGGTGACCATTGGGAACCCATTAAATTCAACAAGGGAGATGCACAGAAAACTATAGCCAAGATTATTCTACGGAGTGTTTTGACTAGAAGTGCAGAAGTGATGAACGAGTATATCACTCGTTGTCTGCAAATACCGCCTAATGTTTGGTATGCTCTTGAGAACAGAAGTCCATTTCACTTCTTTCACATGGGCAACAAGCAAGACGTTCTGATTAACACTAGATTGATTGGTCAGAACATGGCTGCGTTGGAAATCTCAGAAGGAATTTGGGGGCCAATTAGTATAACTGATTTGAACACGTTCTTGAATTACCATAAGAATAACCAAGCCAAGACTAAGTTATGGAAGGTCACAGTTTCCCAACTGTGGGAGAGGTTGTTTGGTGAACCGCCAAGTGAGGGTGAAGAGAAGTTATCCATTGCATGGCTGATGCAGAACAGGACTCAAGATATGGTTGAGAACCAAGCAACTAGGTTGTTGTTCCAACTTGATAGGGAGTATGAAAGAATTGAGTTTGTTCAATTCAAGAACCCAAGCAACAGAGCCTTGTTCGTTAGAGGAAAGGTATTCGATTGGGTAATTGCCGATGAAGGTGGTGGAATGAAGAGAGGTCACCAAGCAGTGAACACCTACAGGATTTCAGGTAAAGGTGATACATGGAAGGATTGTAGTCTGACAGGGCCAATCTGCATTGATAACCTACATGACAATGCCAGTATTGGTGACCAACTCAGTGCTAGGGCGTTGATTCTGATGAATGATGATATGGCAGGGCCATTAATCTATACAATCAGGCAGACTATTGAGGCTCAAAAGAAGACTGGTGCAGAAGGACATCGCCTAGATGTTAGGAAGTTGAACAAGTGGTCTGAGAAGGCTGCTATTAAGTGGGCGCAGAAACAAGCGGCGGCGGTGGCCAAGTAATGAAGTGTAGAGAATGTGGTTGTCATGAAACCACTATTCATTTTGACAGACACGAAGTTGTCTGCAATGGATGTGGGCATGTCAAATCAGTATTAATGGATAAGTGGACAAAGAACGAGGATGACGGTAAGAACACGACACCCGATACTTGGAACGCCTATTCCGATGCGTTAGGTTCACATATCTTTTCAATGGAAGCAAGAAGAACCAAGAGTGCTACAGGGCAGATGAATAGGATGAGAAACATACACAGAAGAAAACGTAGAACCCGCAGGTCAATGGACAAGTTTCAGACTGAGATTGCTATGGTTCTTTCTAGATATTCAACATATCAATCAAAAGACACGAAGTTATTGCAGGTATCCTTGGATAATTACAAGAGATTGCAAGAGCATCACAAGTTAGATGGTATATCCCTAGAGCAAAGAGCCGCAGCATTGTCTTACTATGTCCTAAAGGAATTAGGATATGATGTGAATCTTAGACATCATTCTAAGATAACCCTTGTAGAAGCAGGGACAATATCTAGGATATCAAAAAGGATTGCTAAGTTTTTTCGCAACCCACAGGTATTCGCACAAAATGATGCGGTGAATAACGCAAAGACGATTCTGGAAAAACTGCTTGGTGTAGAGCCATCTGAATTTAGAGAATCGTGTATCTCATTTGTTGCTTATGTAGAGAGACTACTTGATGCAGTTGATGAGAGAATGACTAACAATCTTCTAGTTGCTACGGTGTGGATAGCAAGTAGATTAGAGAAACAAAAATTCACACAAGAAGAAATTTGCTCCCTTTGGCCATCCTCTATATATGGCATGAGAAAAGGAGCGACCTATCTATGTGAGAAACTAGGAATAGATAGAAAGGAACTTGCAACCATAGGGCATGGTTACGAGATGAACAAAATAATAGGAGGAATAAGAATATGAAAAGAATGAGTGTAAGAACAACAAGTGGACAAACAATGATGGATTTGGATAAGGTTAGTGCCTTTACCATAAATAAGAAAGAGAAGCCAATGTTAGGTAATCCTGTATGGGAAATAGATATCCATATGGATAACGGGACTATCTTTACTGCAACTCTTACTGAGACTGAGAAGATAATCTTCGAAAGCAAGTGGAGTGGTGAAGAATGAGAAAGGTGATGCTAATTGGAGCAGGTGGTATTGGGAGTTACTTAGCAGACTTCTTGTCAAGAATAAACCATGCCAAGACAGGTAAGTTGTATTCCTTGACAGTGTTTGATGATGATAAGATAGAAACAAAGAATCTATCCTATCAGAACTTTCACCCCGATGAAGTGGGTAAACATAAGGTGATGTCATTATATGACAAGTTCGAATGTGATGCTGAACCCTATCCTGTATTGGTCAAGGAGCAACTAAAGGGATATGACTTGGTTGTTTGTTGTGCTGATAACCTAGCAGTGAGGAGACTACTGTATCGTCAAGGATATGGGGAAGAAGCCGAGATTAAGTGGTTAGACCTTAGAGCGCAAGCAAGAAACGCTGCATTAATATCATACAAGACAGATGCAAATTTAGTTGATACATTCCTAAGTGGCCCCGAAGGTTCCTTCTCTTGTCAAGGAGGAGATTGGGATGGCTCAGGAAAAGACATCAATACAATGCACATGGCCATAGCAGGTATTGCTACACAGTGGATACAAAGATGGTTCGTGGATAATGATGATGTAGCCGATAAGATGGTGATAAACGTATGAGTAAGGAAGACGCAGATATAGATGACCTAACAGAAGAAGACTTGGAGAAAGTGATGAACATTATCTCCACTGATGGATATTATATCCAAGCCGAGATAGTGCAAGTGACCTGTCCGGTTTGTGGAGAGGAGTTCTTAGGAACGAAAAGACATGCAGGTGGTTTCATTGCGGGACACGAAGCATATCATGAATTTATCAACAAGCAGGATTTGATAATGGTAAATTTAGGAGGACAATAAAATGGGAAGAATGAGTGACAAATATATTGAGGAGATGGAAAAGATGAACGGAAGAGAAGAAGATGGATATGAAGAATGGAGAGTAGATGAGGCCTATGAGAAATCAGCAGGTGCTAAGATACCGGAGTGGAAGGCCAACATTAGAGAGGCTTTCCATACAGTAGGATACAAGCCACCACATATCGTAAAGGATGTATTGGTGAATAGCAGATTCATGGAGTATTTGTATCCCGATAACGCGGGTGAATACTTCTTTACCACTATTTGGGACATGTCAATGAATGCCTTTAACACACCTAGAGAGGTTCAAGTTGTAGTGGATGATGAATACAATCTATTCATCAGTGCGGGAACAACGAGTTTCGTATCATTTGACGATGATGAGGAACAGTTGGCTGGAATGAAGTTGCCTATTCGATGTTGGATACACACGCATCCAATGGGTAAGGCCTTCTTCAGTGGCACTGATTGGAGGACAATTAATACATGGAGGCCGATTATGAAATCGGCTGTAGTCTTAGGAGACAATCAATACCTAGCATATGATTGCAAAACAGAAATTTGCAAGCATGTGTTTTATGGTATTTATGAACAACCGAATGCAAAGAAAATAGGAGGAAATGAAGATGAATGAAAATGGAAAAATGAACGCGAAAGAAGCAGAAACTTCGGCTAAGGATTTAGCCAAGTGGGTGAAGGAAGAGGCCAAGAAGAGTAAGGAATATCTCGATTTGGTTTGTTATCTTAGGGCATTGCTAGACAAATGCACCTATGGTAATGGTGACCAAATTGACTTCGACCACAAGAAACTCATTAGGTCTAACGACATAATGATGGAAGTCCAACATGAGAAGGACATGGCTAAGGAGAAGAGGATGCAAGAGAAAGAACAGACAACCCTAGAAGGTGGATGGTAGATGGATAAGGTGAATCAATATAGGACAACTATCCGTTGCCAATGTCCGGGTCGCCCTAGTGGGGTTCCGGATACCAACGAGAGGATAAAGTGCGAGAGAGTTGTAGATGTTGAAGTGAAGGAGTATCATCCTAAGAAGCAACAACTAGAACTACAAGCAGCACTTCAAAAGGAAAGTTGGAAGAGGCTTCGAACTTTGGGTGTCTATCAACGTCTATGTCCATCATGCTCTAACTTTGTGTTAGACCAAAGGGCAGCAGCAAAACTGAAGTGGGGTTGAATAATGAGACAAACACTGTTAGAGGAGTTTGGATTTACTTTCAAGTATCCGCCAACGGAGGAAGTTTAGATGGATTGGAGTGTTAGAAATCATCCTAGTTCCAAAACCTACAATGCATACGAGGCGAAGGTAGTTAGGAAACTGGATAAGATTCAGAGAGAAATGGAAACCATAAACCGAATCCTTGCAAAATATGATAAAATGATTATGCAGGGATTAGACATGGAGGAAGAGTAAATGAGTAGATGGCTAGTAGGAATGAGTGGAGACAAAGATGCTATGATAAGACATCTTGAGAAGTGCGAGAAGCGGAAGTTAGAGCAGTTCGCAGAGATAAAGGAGATAGCAGGTAGTGCAATACAACCAACTCCTCCATCGTTTACGGTTATGCAAGATGCAATGCACAGGATAATAGAACTATGCGATGTATTTGTTGACAAGCGTAGTGACAAGCAGAAGTTAGAAGACCAACTATATGAGATGCGTATGGAAACGTCTATCTTACAAGAGAGGATTGAGAAAATGGAAGGTGATTCAGAATGCGGTTGTTGCTAGTGTTACTACTAATCAGCCCTGCATTAGCAGGTTGTGCCGAGATGATACCCGACCCACCAATTGAGGGCAATGACCCCATTTGGATTACGGAGTATCACAACTTCACATATGAGGATACCAACAATAGCACATTGCCTGTAATTACATTCGGTGACAACACTACTCTTGTAGAGATATACTCAGCAAGTGTAATCATGTATAATGAGACTGTTAATCTAACAGTTGATATGCAACCCCACTTCATGGTGCATGACACATTGTTCAAGCAACAATATGCGCCTTCAATGGGTGAAGTCACTTTACAACTGATAGGAATAAAGGGATATGATTACAATTGCACAGTCGTTTATCGAGTGTGGAATCTATGAAGAAGATAGTAACTGTTAGGTTTCCGGCCCCATTACCTGCCGCACTTACTTGTCCCATTTGTGAGGGAAACAAGTGCCATGTATGTGATATGACGGGTAAGATAAATGTTGAAGTGGATGCTAAAGTTCCTATTCAACGTGACTTAATAGTTCAGTATGTTGCTGAGAACCTTGAGGAGATTGCCAAGGATTTGACCAAGGCATATGGTTTGGTTCCTGATGTGGACACTGTGGATATGGTGGACATAGAAGGTAAGCAATATGAGATTGTGAAAGTTAGTAGCATAGGAGGAGTATTGTGGATAGCCAACAGGCTTGATGCATTTGAATCACCACGATACTTCAAATCATGGAAGTCCTATGTGCAATTCAAAGGTGGGTTAGATGATTAACTCAGATTTGTATTGGTCAATGCACACTAGACTGAACAGTGTGGTCAACACTAAACAGTTACAAAAACAATTAGAGGAGGAAGAGTAGAATGGAAGATGATTGGAAAACGATAGCAAGAATAACTCGAAACGCAACTTCGGATTGTGTCATCTCAGCAGGGACATATTGGAAGATACCTGTTGTTGATATTAGATGGCACTCCGATGGGAAGCCAACGAGGAAGGGTGTTAGAGTGAACATGGAAGAGTTGCCTGTATTGATTAAGGCACTTCAAAAGATTGAGAATAAGAATAAGGTGAATGAGGATGACACTAGTTAGATTTGCAAGGATGTGTGAAGCACTAGAACAAGCCAACGGTTCAAACAGAAAGATAGAGATACTCCGTGAATCTCTTCGGGCGTTTTCTAACCCGGAGTTAGTATTGAGGATTCTCTCGGATGAGTTGGAGCCTAACAATATTGGAAAGGATAGGGTATTAACTTGGCTTGCTCAAATGTTTGAGGTATTTGAAGATGAAATACAATCTCAAATAGATACTTGGGGAGACATAGGAGAAGGAATGTTAGAATTTCTTTGTGGAAGGAAGGAAATGGATGGACAACTTTCGATTTTCTCCCTATTTAGACTGTTAAATATTGATTGTAGTTCGATTCAGAATAATTCTTTTACTCTCATTAAAGATGAACTCACAAATTGTTCTGCTTTAGAAGTTAAATGGTTCATTCGTTATTGGATTAGGACTCCAAGGAATGGAGTTTCACATTCAACTGTCATTAAGATGTTGAATAAGGAGTATCCCGATAAAGAAGTTAATCGGTATGCTAATTATGCAACAATAGAAGAGTTGTATAATTGGTGTGAGAATGATGTGCCTATAAGCATGACAAATATGATTGGTCGTTTCATTAAGCCAATGCTGGCTAAGACATTTAAGGATAATTTGCCTGATGAATATGTGATTGACCTGAAATATGATGGTAACAGGTATCAGATACACCACTCTCCAGATACTACTATGATATTCAACAGAGCAGGTAAGTTAGTTACTGAACAGTATCCAGATGTAGTTAGTATATTGGAAGACTGTGAAGATACCTTCATTGTTGACGCGGAGATTTATCCAGTCAACCATGATGGCTCTCCCGCAGAACACAAGAAACTAGGAACGAGAGTGCATTCTAAAGATAAGGCTCAAGCCGTAGCAGATTGCCCAGTAAAACTGGCCGTCTTTGACATGATGTATGATGGGTTTGAGTCTCTTCTTGATATGCCATATAGAACACGACTAGAGCAACTAGAGAAATTTGTTGTTCTAAGGCCACACAATGCAATGCTCCTATCGCCGGACATTGTTACTTCCTACAACTACGCAATCAATGAAGGATACGAAGGTATCATGATTAAGGATTTGAATGCGCCATACGAATCTAAGAGAAGTAAGGCTTTATTGAAACACAAACCACCGTTGATAGAATTAGATGTGGTAATTACATCAGCCAAGTATGGAGATGGTAAGCGAAGCAATGTATTCGGAACCTTTGGTATTTCTGTTAGAGATGATAATGGTGACTATGTTAGAATCGGTTCTATTGGAACAGGGTTTAGTGACGATGACTTGTCCCTGCTGACAACAAGGTTGAAGCAACTCACTGAGAAATATGAGAAGGATGAATGGTTCTTCTTACCCCGTATTGTATTGGAAGTGAATGCAGATTTAGTCTCACAGGATTCTGATGGAAACTATGGTCTTAGATTCCCTAGAGTCAAGAGGATTCGTGATGACAAATATGCAGCAGATGTCAATACGATTGATGATGTAATTGCACTGTCATAACATTTATTGACTGTAAATACTAGCCAAAATTATGTATGAAGACTTGGATGAATCCATGCGAATCTATGCAAATAGCATAGTGAATGATTCGTATTTGCGTGGTGCAATGTCATTTGGTGCTAAACCGACAATCAGCATCACGAAGGATAGTAGTCTGAATGTTGGGTATCGTGTGAGGCTTGAGATAAAGTTGAGACATAACATAGAGGATGTCTTGAAAGTAATACAAAGAAAGTTGCTTCAACTTGAGATTGAATCAACTGTCAAGGAAAGGGAGAGTAGTCATAGGCCAAGGCCTATATTGATAATTAGAGGAATAGACAATTTGGATAAGACGATAACTTTCTTGGATGCCACTTGGATACACCAATTCAGTTATTGTCTTGAGGTAGTAAAGTCAGGTGAACATTTGACCCAATCGGGTCTAGACGAAATCCTAAGAGAAAAGGAGATGTTGTAATGCTATGTTCAAGATGCAATAGAAGAGAAGTGCCTCTTACCCTACAAGGTGCTTCTTTGTGTCAAGTATGCAATGTTGAGGTTGCTCTCTTGAAGAAAGGAGAGACACTAACAGATGAAGAAATTTTAGAATATCATTTGACTGAGGTTTTAGTCAAGGGTTGTAGGGAATGTGGGGATATGGAATTCGGTTATGAGGCCGGAGTTCAAGAAGAGAATGGATTGAAGTGGTTCGTGATGAAAGTGCATTGCGGAGCATGTAATGAATATTATGAGGAAATATTGGAAGTGAAAATAGATGAGTCTTTCAAAGGCAGCGAAGAAGAATAGAGCAATAATAGTAGTAGGAAAATCAGACAAGGACAAGATGGTCAAGGCATTGACATTTGTATCCGATGACCCAATTGTTCGTTATGCGAATGAGTATGACATCGAAGACAATTACAGTATCCCTGTCGATAGAGGAATAGTGATTCAAGAATGCCACTACAAAGCGAAGACAGATAGAATAAAGCAAACCATACTACAGTATGGAGGCCAAGTCGTATTGACATCCGACAATCAGAAGGATGTTCCAAAGACGTTGTTCTCTTTGTGCGATTTGAAGAGGGCGACCCAAGGCTTGGGTTCTGTTGTTGAAGCACCGAACGCATCACAGATAGAGACATATGAGCAAGATGTGTTTTCCTTAGTTAAAACATACTTGAAAGAAACACAAAGAGATGAAGTCAGAAAGGTGTTGTGTGTGTCAAAACCACCAGACACACAATTACTTTCTTGGTTGGTCATGAATATCCATCCTAACAAGTTAGCATTTATTGACGCTAGTGTAAAACGTAGATGGTCTAGTGATTACTTCTATGAATTACTAGCATATGTTCATGATGGTAGATTAGCCGGAAGAATCCAAATGCCTAAGCGTGGAAACTATAGTCCGATAACAGGCATATGTAGAAAATTAGGTTTGAGAGAAGATAGTTGTCATCTTCTCAAAGACCTTCTTCAAGATGAGAAGTTTAAAGAAGCGGCTAAGAAGAAACTTAACAATGCGGAATGTAGGTTTCTCAAGATTGGAGAAAAGAGAAGAAGAAAGAAAACAACGCCAATGGAGCCACAGGTTCCCCTAAGTAGGTGGCTCTAATGGCGGGAAAAAAGAAGAATTATTTTCGAAAGAAAGTAATGGAAGAGTGGGGAAGAGAAAGGAAGAATCAACCATTCGTAATGAGAGAGTTGAAAAGACACATGAATACCTATCTCAATACTAGTGGTAGAAGACATAGGTTCACTCAAGTTGCAAGCCATACCTTGACGAACCTACTTGCTGCACATCCAAGATTTATGATGGTTGGTTATGAGGCAGATAATGATAGCAGTTTATGGCAATATATAGGAGATGAAGAAGAATGAGTAAGATAGAAGATGAAGTATGTAAGAAAATACAAGATAGAGCAATAATTGGGAAAGCGAAATATGGAGTAACTATGGAAAGAGAAGACCTAACCTTAGTTGAGTGGTTAAAACATCTACAAGAAGAATTGATGGATGCGGTTGTATATGTTGAGAGAGTGCTAGACATCATTGATGTAGATGTAGATGCTCCTGAACCGGAGGATGATTGAATGAAAATTTGGACAAGAAATAATTGTGTTCCATGTGTTAGATTGAAGCAATGGTTGGCAGAAGCGAAGAGGGATAACAAATACAAATCTGATATCCACACGTTTCTCCATTCAGTTGAGTTCATCAATATAGACGAGGTTCCGGAGGAGATAGGGAAAGACTACTTGGTTGGGTTAGGCATCAAATCCGTTCCTTGTTTGATTATAGAGTATATGGGTGATACTTACCCACATATTGGATATGAGCCAATAATAGAAGTCTTAGAAAGAAGCATCTCTCAAAGAGGAGGAATATAAATATGCTATGGACAGAAAAATATAGACCAAATAAATTGAACGATATAGTAGGACAACCAAGTTTTACGACAGATGCTATTACTTGGGTCAAGAAAGGAAATATGCCCAATGTTATGTTAGGTGGTGTTGCAGGTGTAGGTAAGACCGCTAGTGCTATTGCTCTAGCAAATGATATGCTTGCAGATGATAAGGAGAATAACTTCTTTGAAATCAATGCATCAGATGATAGGAAACTAGAAACTGTTAGGACAAGAATCAAGGAGATTGCTTCTACTAGTAAGATAGGCGATGTTCCATTCAAGATTATTTTATTGGATGAAATGGATGGTATGACTAAAGATGCACAGAATGCACTCAAGAGGATAATGGAAAGGTATGCAGATAATTGTCGATTCATCATTACTGCTAACGATACTTGGAAAATTATCTCTCCTTTGTTGTCAAGGTGTGCAGTTTATTACTTCAACAAGATTGATGATGAAACGATGAAGATTGTATTGTCAACTATCCTTGAAAATGAGGGTGTAGTGGTTCCCGAAACCTCCTTAGAAACCTTCATATCCTACCTTCAGGGTGATTTGAGGCGAGGCATCACCGAATTACAGGCATCGGTAGCAAGCGGGAGAAATCTAGAAACTGTCATAGACAATCACCTTGAGCCTTACACCCGAATATTACAATTGATTGCCGATAATGACTATACTAATGCGCTTAATGGGGTTCATAATTTGATTCACAAGTCTACTGATATGAGAACTGTATGCAATAATTTGCATGATGTTATTCTCAAAACAGATATGGCGGGAAGCAATAAATTCAAACTGCTTCGTATTGTCGGAGAAGCCGAGTGGAGGAGCAGTAATATGACTCCAAAGGTATTGGCTTCTTGGATGATAGGACAGATGGTGTAGATGGGTGGAGCAGAAATATTGGTGATTTTTGTGATATGGAGATTAGTGTATAAGATGATGGATAATACAAGGAGATTTTGAAATGGTAGAGAAATTTATTGATATTTGCATATTCTGTGAGTCAGAAGCGGATTCTGACCCTGCAATGTGCTACAACTGTAAAGACTATGATGGAATAATTAAAGTCAAAGAAGAAGATTGGAATAACGAAGAATTAACACTTCAACAAATAATAGATAGAAATGGTGATATGAATGGTGAGGAAAATATTAGACTACAATGATGATGGACAGATAGACGCTAAGGATTTTAGAGATATAATTCTACGCTATCAGTATAATATCATACTATTCGGGGGCTTGCTCCTGATAATACTTCCAGTGTTGAATATGCTGGAATACATAAAATTAGACTCCGACCTATTCTGGATTTTGGCAGGTGTTGTCATATGTGCAGAAGTGGTTTTGGAGCAACAAAAAGAAAAAGGAAGGAATGAAAATGAAGAAAGAAATGAATGATGAGATTGTGAAAGCAGCAGAAAAACTTGGTATGTCTGAAGAAGACGCACTTGCTAAGTATCAGGAAATATGTGATAAGAATGGATTAAGCCCCGATTCTGATGACGATTACCTGTTAGCAAGGGGTCTTTGGAGAACATACTTCTCTAACACGATGAATGTTAGGAAGAGAAACAACCCCACACCGGAAGATGGGGATAACGGTGGAGGCTCGTTCTTTAAGCAAGCCTCCGGCTTTTTCTGTTCGTTAGAGGAGGCTAGAGATATGATGGCCCTTCAGCGAGACAGAATAGTTGCTGAGTATAATAGGGATAGTGACAACACTTTCGCCTATGGAAAGGTAGCACTGTTCTCTTCGATAGATGACGGCAAGTTTGAAGGAAGGCTGATGAAGAATGGTGAGGAGGTTCTACATGTATTTGAGAAACTTCCTGATAATCATGTTGAGATGGATGACGGTCAGTATCTAGTGCCATTAGACACTAACGATGCTGATTGGAATAAGGCTCGATATGGTAAGCCACTTCCGAAGTCAGAATGGAGAAGGAGTGGTGTCTTTATTGGAACCGTTAATGGTAACATGGGCAAATACTTCTTCGACTACAAAGGGGTAGCAGCAAAGGACTTCCAACCGGAAACCTTTGAGTTTGTTCACTTCACTTGTATCCTGAACAGTAATGATGGGTCAAGGATTCACGGTGCGAAGATGCGAACCCTAGAGAGTCTGTTGATTAATTCAGAACTAGAGGATGACCATGCTTCAAAGATTGATACATCTGAGATTAACATGATGGATGCAATGGCTGAGTATTCCGAGGCTAACATGTGTCCACTTATCGAGTTGGAAAGATACCACAACGAGGTTGAGGGTCGCGGCTATAACGATAAGTTCGTGTTTACAGATGGTGTTGTCACAACCTTGAACATGAATAAGACAAAGAACGGAAACAGGATTCTAGTATTAGATGACCTAGAGACAGACTTCGCATATGGAGATGGCCCTAGCGGAATCACATGCTGGATACCTGAGAGAGTGAACATTGAGTTTGGCATTGGGTCAAGCGTTGTTGTAGTAGGAAGAACCGCACAGTCCACAGATGATGAGGGCGAACTTCAACCTATCACTATCAACGTGAGTGGTCTTCTAACCCTAAAGGCTAGAGGCGGCGCACCTGATGACATTGACCACAATGAGGAAGAATCCGAGTGGTTCTTTGATTGAGGGGATACTGTGTCTAAAGGATACTACAATTCCTTTAGGGTAAGTCAGGATGTCATTCATGGTGGCAGTTATGCCATAAGATTCTCCAATGTGGATTTTATCACTTGGAAAAAGAATTTTGAAACTGGTGAATATTGGGTCAAACTCCATACCATGTCCGGTAAGGAGATTAGACTCAAGGTGAATCATCAGGGCTTGAATGACATCTTGACAACATGGGGCAACCCTTCGGTTGAATATTATGAAGATATGAGGAATGAAAATGAGTTGGAATACGAATAAGAAAGAAGAAAAAAAGCGAATGTCTTTTGAGGAAAGAAAGAAGTTGATGCTGAAATTAGCAGAAGAACGCTACAAGCGAGACATTTCTTACATCCTATGTGGGATTTATGCCCACCCAAAAGAATGTAAATCGGGGTCGGCAATTGATTGTCGCACCGATGAGGAGATAGAAAAAGGAATGGAAGTCCACATACTAGATTTGGATGATGGTTGCACACCAACCGTCAAGGCAAATTGGCCGGATGACCCTAATATCCATATTCATATGCCTAACGTATGGAGGGCAAATGGAACTCCTGATTGGGAGGAGACTTTTGAAAACTGTCTTGCTGCAATCAGCATCATCCAAGATGCAGTTGCTACAGGTAATGTAAAGGCAGTAATCTTTGATGGTGTAGATAAACTGCTTGAGGGTTCAAGCACTATACTGAGGGAGTCACTTGTCAACATGAATCAGGATAGGATAAAGGTGCAACAGGCTACTGCTAATCTGAAGGTTAAGGGTCTGCAATGGAAGATTAGGAATGACATCTATGATATGGTTTTGAATCCTATCATAGCATTGGATTGTCATAGGTTCATTATTACCCACCTAAAGGCTGACTATGACGGTATAGGAGTTCCTATTGCAGTAGGCTATTCTCCGGATTGGTATAAGACAACGCCACATAAGTTATTGCAAATGGTTGGTCTGAGAAAAGAGAAGAGAGGTAGGGATATCTATTACATCGCTACACTAGAATCTTGTAAGGAAAATCCGAAAGCAGTTGGTAAGGAGTGGGTTGTCTTTATTGATAAGCATGAAGGCGAGAATGAATGGTTTGGAATCCAAGATTTCAAAGACGGAAGATTCTCTTCCCCTGATGAAGAGGGAGGGAATTGATAGTGGTATCAAGGGGGCCAAATTCTGACCCCTTGATACCCTACATCAAAAGGGATTTCAAGGGTCAATTCCGTTCTCCTAAATGTCCTAGATGTGGGGAGAGAATGCAATTCATTAGGGATGGAGGTTCTATTCCTATGTGGAAATGTGATGAGGACAAACTAGTATTGAGTTGCTCGCATCATTTGAACAACGCATTAACAGGTGCTTGGAAGAAACTACACATTTCTAATGAAGGTGAAACCTCAGTAGTTGATGGGGCAGGTTGGTTGTAATGGTTGAACGTGATATCAATGAAGCAATAGATAGGCAATATCTGAGTGCAGCAGATAGAAGGTATGCACAAAAGATGCTAAGGGAATCTATGCGACATAGAAGGGGTAAGCAAGAAGAACCTGATATCATGGCAGAATTCGAAAAAGGAATCGAGGATGGAACAATACTCCCTGATGTTAAATTCAGGGATTTCGTAAAAAGAAGGAAAGAAGAAATCAAGGCTGGCATTAATGTCGATAGTGTGACATGTGCCGCTTGTGAGACAAAAGATGCTAAGTTCATAGTTGAAGACTTAGCAGTAGGAACAAGGGGTTTTTGTTCGGAAGAACACTACGCCCTATTTGTTGGATTACCTAGAAAGCCGGAAGGCTATTATGGGTTCATAAAAATTGGTGAAGAAAATGAGAATAACAATAGAGAAGAAGCAAATTAGTGAAATGTTGGAAGCAGTTGCTCTTAAGGGCAAATACTACGATGGCGATTCTGCAAAGAATAGTAGCCTATCGAACTATGCGTATATTACATACAACGAACCGTATCTGTTAGTCTATAACGCAGATGCCTCAACAGTATGTGCCTATAGGCATAGGTTAGATGCTGAGGCTACAGACGTTGATGGTGTAGTCCTTGAGATTGATAGAACCGTGAAATACCTCAAGGGGTTTAGTGGTGAAGTAGACATAGAGTTTGGTGACTACATTAGCATCAAGAGCGATACGTCTAATGCTAATCTACCAAAGATAGTGTCTCATCCAAGTCAGGCGATGATAGACAAGTTTAGGCAATTCCTAGCAGACAATGCTGAGAATTTCCAAAACAATGTGATACCGAAGTTTGGGGATAAGTCCTTTGAGACTAAGGTGACAGTTTTGGCAGATGACTTGTTGAAGGCTACCAAAGGCTGCGATGCCTTGAATCTAGCAAGATACAAGTTCAACATCTTCATTGCAGGTAACCCCATAGATGATAGGGATGGGCCTCTTACAGAAGAGAACGCCTTTACTATGAGTAGCGACAATGGATTGGCAAATCAGTTCCATACCTTTGTTGAGTGCATAGACATAGAGGGGGAAGAAAGCACTGTAGAATTCACAGGGCAGTTTGCTCAATTTTTGAGTGGCCCTGTGGAAATCTATCTTAGAGATGATTTCCCTATCTTTTGGAAGACTCCCAATAGGATGCTATTGAAGGCTCCATATTTGAATAGGTGATATGATGATAATCTGTAAATTAACTGATGGGGTTGGTCTACGCCATAGGGAAGATGATGAAAGCATCAATACAAGAATACCCTATAGTGAATTCCGACCATACTTGTATATCAAGAAAGAAGCACAGATGAAACTTCTATCAACACAGAATCATAGAATTAGAAGTAGAGATAGGGGCGGTTCCTTTACCATAGATTTGATTTTCGGGAATGGTGATTATGTCAATCTTAATGGGGATAAACTTGTCAAGGTAACATGGACACCAAATCATCCTAAGTATTCAATGGATATCAGAACATTCCTTGATACTCAGAACATAGAAACCTATGAGGGCAAGGTTCCCCATCATCATAGATATGCTATAGATTGCTTGGAGGAATTGCCTGTATACAATCTACGCAAGTGCTATTGGGATATGGAGTGGATGACAGAAGGGAAGCATAAAGATGCTATTACTACTATAGTGGCGTATGATAACTTCGACAAAGAATATACTATATTCACATGGTTTCCGGAAGAAAAGAAAATTGAAAGTGGTGACAACATTCGTGTTTTCAAATCAGAAGCCACCATGCTAGTTTCCTTTTTGGATTACATGATGGAGAAAGAACCTGACATGTTGATTTCTTGGTTTGGGTGGAAGTTCGATTTGCCTAAGTTGGTTCATCGTATGGCCAAGCATAATCTAGACCCAAGGCTTCTTTCCCCATTCGATGAGATGTCAGGAGTTTCTTGGGATGATAGAACAAGTAAGGTAAAGGTGTTCAAGAAGCAAGTTGACAATTGGTCACCAATCTATCAACCAATCAAGGGAATAATTACTGTTCCCTTGGAGTTGGCATTTGAGAGACAGTGGAATGATTCTCAACAAGGGACACTACCTTCATTGGCATTGGACTTCGTTGCCGAATCTGTATTGGGTGAAAAGAAACTCGTTAGTGAGAAGTTCCCTGATAAGAACGATTTCTTTGCTAGGGGTTGGCTTGAGGATACTGAGACATACCTAGAATATGCAAGAATAGATGTCGAGTTGCTAGTCAAGATAGATGAAACAAACCATTTGACAGAAGCAATCTTGGCTCTTCAGCGACTTCTAATTGCACCCCATGAGGCTTGTTATTACGCAAGTAACATGGGTGGTATATACTTCATGAGGAATGCCCCTTGGAAGGCTCCTACAAGCGTCAAGAAGGAGAAAACTAACTACGATGGGGCCATGGTGTATGACCCGCTTAGTGAGGCCACAAATGGCCTTCATAGAAACGTAGCGGCATTGGATTTCAAGTCACTTTATCCAAGCATGATAATTGCTCGGAATATATCTTGGGAAACAAAATCAAAAAAGCCAACGGAACTTGCGTGTAACTTGGCCACACCAAAGGATTTTTCTGAATCTTCTGTAACAAATATGAGATATTACCGCACAGATAAACTAGGACTATTACCTAAGTCAGTATTAGAGTTGCAAAAACTTCGTGAGGAATATAAATCTAAGATGAAGAGTGACCCTGATAATTATGTCATATGGAATAACAACCAATTGGCAGTCAAGAGATTGATGGCTTCTTTCTACGGCATTACCGCATACCAAGGTTTTGCTTGGTCTGATATGGACATAGCCGCTAGTATTACTGCTAGTGCTAGAGAAGCAATTAGATTTGCAGCGAAGGAGGTTCGAAAGTTATGAATTGCAACATTTGTAATGAATATGCAGTAAGAGCCATGTATGTGTTTTCAAAAGTAAATGGAACCGTGAAGGTCTGTGATGCTTGCATACTACATTGGGTAGATGATTACTATCAAATGAAACAACCATGGGACAAGAGCCTATGGACAGAAGGAGTAACCTTCAAACCAAAGGGAAGTGAGGAAGAATGACTGATATAAAATATGGACATACGGATTCCTTGTATGTGGGAGTTGATTCTCCCGAACATGCTATGGAAATAGTTGAAGTGTTGAATGAAAAGGTTAGGAAGTATTTTCCGAATGTTTTTGATTTGGAGGAACATCCTGTCACTCTAGAGTTTGAGAAGTTTTTCAGAACATTAGGTGTAGGTTCTGTCAAGAACAGAAACGCAGGTATGATTTCTTGGGTTGATGGTAATTACCTTGATGAAGAGAAATTCGTAATGACAGGTTTTACTGCTAAGAGAATGTCTGAGACTCCATTGTCGAAAGATGTTCAACTCACAGTATTGAAGATGTGGGTAAACGAAAAGTCAGAAGAAGAGATTGTGGCCTTTCTGAAAGATAAATACAACGAGGTAATAACAGGGGAAATTCCCTTGGAACAACTTGTGAAGAGAACAAGGTATCGTGAAGAAAGGTTCACAGTATTCTGTTCTAATTGTAAGAAGAATGGTTGGAAGAACAAGTATGACCTTCATGATTTGATGAAGGCTCCTTGTTGCAATAACCCTACTTACAGGACTTCTCAAGACAAGAAGGCAACAATAGGAGCAGGGGTGGAAGGAGTATTGTTCCACAACAGATTGAATCCGGAGAATCCCATAACGGATTCATATTACTTCTTGAGAATATCAGGGTGTCATGATACATACACCCATCCTTTGACACAGTGGCCTACTGTGCCAAATTACATTTCCTTTAGGAACCTAGAGGAATTGATAGGATTTAGACCGGACTACTATCATTATGCAATGTCAGTAGCAAATAAGGCAGAACCCATATTTACGGCAATGGGTTGGGATATATCCCAAGTCACTAAAGACGAGCGACAAAGGGGGTTGGATGAATGGTTCTGAGATTCATCAAAAAAATATGGGATTTCTTAACAGAAGAAGAAGGAATGACATGGGAAAGATATCATAGAAATATGGACAGGAGGCATAAGAAATGAGAGAATATACATATGTTGGATATGATGCAAAAATAGCGAATGAAAATGAAGATGCGCCCATACTGAAGATAACGAAATCATCCTTGATGAATCATCTTTGGTGTCCCAAGCAATATGACTTCAATTATCTACAGGGATTACCACAGGATACTTCCGAGGCAATGATGGCTGGAAGCATCATGCATAATTCCTATGAAGATTGGTATAATGAATTTGATGTGCAGAAAGCAGAAGGCATGTCTCCTTCGGAAATACAGGACTATGCATTAAGCCTGTTTCCGATTGATGACTATACTGATTTCTACCATACAATGGCTGCTTGGGAAACTAATAGGTTCATTGAGTCTAGGGGTGAAGGTAAATTAGACCAGTTTATGCCTGTGATTAATGAAGTTAAGTTGGATGCTGAGGTCACTATAGAAACCCATGATGCACACCTCCCTCTCAGGCATAATCATACAATACATCTTCAAGGTATTATTGATAGAATGTTTGAGGAAGACCAAGGTTATGTGCCTGTGGAATTCAAGACAGGAAGATGGGGAAAGCATAAGGCAACAGGTATGAGAAAAGAAATGGCCTTCTACAAGTGGTTGTTTGATGCAACTCCCGATGAGGACAAGGTGGCATTAGGATTAGACCCTGAAAAGAAAATAACACATTGGGCGTGGTTCTTCCCAAAGAACAACGTATTTGTGTATGAGAAAGTAAAGAACGTAAGTGTGACAGGCATGATGAAGACTGTAGTAAATCTACTAAGGTCTTATGAGAATGATGACTGGCCCACTAATTATAGAGAACGTAGTTGTGTCAATTGCAGTTATTACAATATCTGTGATGCTGCAACTAATGATGGGTGGTTCAATATATGACCGCCGGAGTTGTGACAGTAAAATGTGACGACTGTAAAATAAACTATTGTCCGAAAGGACAACGATATTGTAAAGAATGTATCGAGAAACAAATAAAGGAGGAAGAATAATGATAGAAGAAAAAGTGAAGAAAATGCTGAAAGAAAAAACATGGACATTTGAAGACATACAGAATATGCAAAGAATTGTCAACATGTTCGTGGAAAAGATACAGAAAGAGATGTCTTGGGAAGATAAGGTGAAAAGAATATTGGAAGATTTGCCTTTTTCCAATGTAGATGAAAGAGGAGAGCCTGTCTATATGACAGTTGGTTCTTATCTAGAACATATGTTGCAAGCATCTCTACTGACAGAAGTAGCCGAGATAATGAAGATAGAATTAATGAACGCAAATATAGATTTTAATGGAGGAGATAAAAATGAAGTTTCCGAGGGAAGTGTGGGCGGGGAGCCATCTAAGAAGAGCAAGGCAACCCGCAAGAAAGATAGTGATGAATAGAAATGAATTCAATGAATTCATCAAGGATAACAATGGATTCATGAATTGTTATTCGACTATCTATGATTTCGGTATAGTCAATGAGAACACCAAGATTGATTCATCAGTGATACTAGATAGAATCTTCTTGGATTTTGATGCTCATGGTGAACCCCTAGAGAAAGCACAGGAGGATTTTGCAAAGATTGCTAATACCCTAAAGAAAGACGGTATAATGCAACGAACATATTTCTCCGGTAAGGGCTTTCACATTATTGCTTACGGGGAATCAATGACGGGTGCGGAGAATATTAGAAAGATACAACAGTATTTCTACACATTAGCAGAAGGCCATCCTACACTTGACAGTAGTGGAGTTCAAACTACAAGGCTGCGTAGAATACCAAATACATTGAACATGAGTTGTGATAGGTATTGCATACCCTTGGAGGAATCGGAGTGGTTTTTACCAATAGAAGACATTCTTGAACTTTCTAAAAGACCAAGAGCATTAGACCCTGTAGTCGGTGAGAATCTGATTCAGTGGCCTGATGTGGTTCCATTGAAGATGGCGGAAGTGGAGATTGATGTTCCCGAACCAATCGGAAGACTACCAATCGTTCCTTGTTTGCATAATGCAATCATGGTTCAGAACCCAAGTCATTCTGCAAGAGTGCATCTTGTAATGTGGTATAGAGATATTCTCGCATCAGGAGAAAGAAGTGTTCCTCTTGAACAACAAGATAGAATAATAGAGATGATTATGGATGAATTAGAAACCATTGCTGGACATGAGGATGTTTGGTTGGATTGGAATCATGGAGTAACTAAGCGATATGTGACAGGCATGGTAAGAAAGGGATATCATGCCGCAGGGTGTCATACATTGATGCAAGAAGTAGGATGTCCCGGTAGATGTTGGAGGTATGATGATGGCGCAGATGATAATTGATAGTCGAGAACACTCCGATTTAACTGACAAGATATTACTGCAAGCACAGGAGATGAATATCCAAACTGAGAAGAAATGGTTAGAAATTGGTGACTATGTGTTTGGAGACATTTGCATAGAAGCCAAGTCATCTTTTGATTTCATGCAGTCTATTCATAACAAGAGACTGTGGAATCAACTAGATAACATGGATAGAGCATATCCAAATAACTACTTAGTTTTACATGGTTCTTTTGACCAAGGCTTTAGAGAATTCATTGGGTATACAAAAGGAACCAATACTAGGAATATGAGAACAATGATGAAAAGAAAATATCTAGCATCAATAGGTAGAATACTGCTAGATTTAGATTGCACATTAATTGAATGTAAAGATAGTCGCCAAGCGGCAGAAAGAATTTGTTTAATGTGTAAGATGCAACCACATGAAAGGGCGGTCTACAGTCCTAGCATGATTAGAAAGAAGAAGATAAGCACAGAAGATTTGAGGATTGATGTGTTATCTACAATCAAGGGAGTAAGCGAGAAGAAAGCAAAAATCTTGATTGAAAATTACGGCTCCATAATGGAAATAGGAGAAACATTGCCAACTGAAATCGCTGGATTAGATGGTTTTGGTATGATTTTGGCAGAAAGAGTTCATAGCACCTTGAACTCAGAAGAAAAAATGGTGATATAAATGGAAGATGAAATGATAGAAATAGGAAAAATTGACGAAGAAGACAGGCTTTACTATGAGTCTCTTGGTGGAGGGGAACTGAAAGCAAGAAGAAGTAGTGTGCTGCCTAGAATGGTAGAGGACTGTGTAGCAAGTGCTTCAGAAGTCTCAAAGAATAACGAAGTCCCTGCGGCTTTGATTTACTATGGGATTATTGGGCAACTATGCAAAGACATGGTGAAGATACCAAGAAGGAGAGGGACAGAAGATACTCGGCCTCACATTGTTTGGCTACAAACTTCAGGTAGTGGTAAATCAGAGATGATGAACTTCTATATCCCTGTCTCTAACTATGTATTTAGAGAATTGAATGAAAAGTATGGCACAAATTTCACAGTGTTTGATGTGAAAGAAGTGACTGATGCTGCACTCATTGGTTCTGTGAATATGGTAGATGAAGTTGTTGAAGATGAAGATGGAGGAACTAGAACCATTCGAGTTCCCGAACAGATTCATGGTGGATTAGAAGGTGAAGGCCTTCTTGTATATGATGAGTTTGAGAATTCCGGTGTATTCAAGCCGACTCAACACAATCAGCGTGTTATTTTGTATCTGAATACTCTAATGAATTCACTTCATGGACACAATTGGGTCATTACAAAGCAACTCCGAGAAGGTGGAGTATTGGAATGTCGTTGCAGTAGAAGTATGATAGGAATGTCATATATTCCTAAGATTCTAGATAAGATGATTGCTGATACCGGGATATTTCAAAGGTGTTTGATGTATATTCGTGAGGTTCCTATTGGCGAGCAGAATGAGATGAGAAGCGGATTGGCATATGACTATGGTATTAGAGAAAATCATGAGTTGCCCATAGTCAAGTATGGTAATGAATTCATCAAGGTCTATGATGCATTGAAGAAGAGATTCGATGAAGTTGATGGGGAAGCATACGATACCGTCAAGTTTGGAAAGGGATTCAATGATGCCCTTTACAATGAAACATGGAAGTTTCAACACTATGTTCAAAGGACTAGACCTGCAATCATGGCTATAGCAAACAACTTCATTACTAGAATGCAGACAACTATGGTTAGACTAGCAGTTCTTTCTTGTATAGTGGAATCAACTACCATGAGAAACAAGGATGCACGTTATGTAGTCACTGAAAAACACATCAGACAGGCCTCAAACCTTGTTCGACAATGCTATAAATCGCTTGTCGTGTGGTTAGACCAGTCCCTTAAGCAAAGTAGGAGTGAAATCAAGGAGCGCGTAAATGCAGAAGTTTTCATAAAGGGCTACCAAGCAGCAGTGAAGAAGGGATTAGGCGATAAGAAGGACTTTGTTCACAAAACAAGATTGCTAAAGGAGGTTGAATTACTAACGAAAAAGAGCGAACAAACAGTGTATCGTTGGTTCAATGAAGACATTGCAGAAATGTTCGAGCAGCAAAAAATTGGAGTTAGTTACTATCTCAAACTCAAACCGGAATTTAACAAGAAAAAGGAGACTAAAACATGACGACATTTACGGAAACCTATGAATACAAATACATGGTGTTTGATGAGCATCAAGGGCCAAAAGTGATTACTGAAGCATTGAATAACGAAGGAGCCAATGGGTGGTTAGTATGTTCAACCATCGTAGTTGGGGGCAATGGGAATAACAAGATAGTCAAGTGGTTCGTCAAGAAATCATTTGTTTCTGCACCTGACCCTGAGTCTAGTTCTAAATCGAAGATGGCAAAACTGTGGTCTTCTGAGGAATGAATATGAGCGTGATGGCTTTAGATATCGAAACCAAAAATTTCTCTCATGAAATTGGAGGTTGGGATAATACCCACATGTTCAGGGTATCAACTGTATGCACATGGGATGGAGATAAGGGAACAATCTACATTGACAAAGCAGTGGATGACCTAAAGAAAAGCAACGTAGAAATCAAGCCACTATCCCAATTGAAGTTTGATTTGGATGACCACTTAGAGAAAGGTGGTATGTTGTTGGGTCACAATATTGCAGGGTTCGACTTGAGAGTCTTGAAAGATGCTATGGACATATACTGCATTAAGAAATACTTCGACAAGAAGGCATACATTGACACAAGTTATTACATGAACAAGGCACATGGGGAAAGATACTCACTCTCTAATTTAGTCCAACATACACTAGGAGCAGACAAACTGATGGATAGTGCAGATGCACCTGTTGTATGGAAGGCGGGTGGTTATTCAGAAGTTGCAGAATACTGTCTGAAGGACTGTGAATTGGTATACGACCTTTGGAAGTATGGCCAAGAGAACAACGTGGTTAAGGGGTTCTCAATTGAGGAAGGTATCGAGAAAGAAATGGAGGTGAATTGGTAATGGCTCTGTCCACTTGGGAAATAATCGCATGGTGCATCTTTGTCATAATGATGTCCCTTCTATTCTTCGCGGCATTTGGTGGTTCCAAATACAATGAGGCGGGAATAGATGAGTATATGGAACGTCTGATTGATGAAGAAAATGCGAGGAATCAGTTTGACCCTGCGAGAAAGGTGTAGATTCTGCGGAATTGACACTATTCCTTTGAGGATTAGTGGACACTATATTGGTGATTCTACCAAAATCAAAATTTGGCAATGTCGAGAATGTGAAGGTCTGTGGAAATAGAAGGCTTCCGGAAGAAAACGAAAATTTCGAAAAAAACTTGCAATGTTTCGAAACAATTCTTCCGGAAGTCTTCAAAAATTTTTGTCAAATTTTAGGTTTCGTCAAAAAGTATATGCTTGTTAAATATCAATTTAATATTTAATGCTTGTAATATAAGAGCAAAATCATATGCTTAACAAAAGACGGATTTTTCGAGGGTATTTGTAGTGTCAAAGTCAAAGTTAAAATCATAAGCATAAGAAAGATGAAGGAAACGTAGGAATAGGAACAAGAACACCATTTACAATTTTCTTTGATGCTTTCATTCCCAATGTAGAAATACTAGGTGGTGTAAAAATAACACTGTATGTTTACAGACGTAGGGAGACTCACTGCATGGTTAATGCGAAAAATAGGATTATTCATTTAGAAAAAATGATGGAAGAGTATCCTGATTGGGACTGGGACTACTGGGTGGCACAGTTTGAATGATATTTACAACTACTATGGATTTTGAAATTCTATACAATCAAGGAGAAATATATCATGAAGCAGTGGGTAATTAAGAAATTACTATCCATCATGGGCAATACCTATGTTTGGTTAGACAGAAAACTCATTCATGAGAAAGGGCCAGTTCTAGGATTAGAAATAGATGAGGATTTTGAGAGTATGTCTAGGAAACAACTCTGTGAATATATTGAAGAAAGATTCAAGGTGGAGGAAGACCACTTTTGGAATTTGCATTCGACACAGAAGATTAGATTCTGTTGTCAGATTGTAAGAAATAATGAACTAGGAGCGTGATAAGTTGTTTTTGTTTGATAGTAAAATATTAGTCAACGAATTATCATCCGGTGATTTGGTTGGTTGGGGTGATGCCCTACCAATTCTAATCGTCTTGGTATTTGCCACCGGACTCGGATTGTTTGCCATTGGCATGATGATGAGAGAATGGGCATGGTTGAGCCAATGGGATGATGAATTAGAAGACTATGATTCGGACATCGAAATTGTGTCCTCCCAATAGGGGGGTAAAACGGTCATCTAGACCAAAAAATGCAATTAACATATTTAAAGGAATGAGAAAATGAATCTGCCACTGAAAAAAGTCAAGTTGACTAAGTTCCGTTGGTGGGACTGTGAATTAATCTAAGTTCCCCAAAATCCAAAGTTATCACAGTAGTCTGAATAGTGGTTCTGAATCTTTTCTTGGTATGCTGGATAGGATATGCCATTATCGAATATCCAACTGTCTGCCCAAATAGTATCGAAGGTCGTTCCTTCGGGTGGAACCCATGTTTCAAAGTCATCTAGGATTAAAGTGAATGTATCATCTTTAGCACAATGCTCCCAAACCAAATCAATTACATCTTGAGAAATTTCAATGATAGTGACTGAGGTGACATTGGGATTATCAATTAGTTTCTGATGAATCATACCTATACCAAGACCTCCAACTAATACATCACCCGTTGCATTATCCCATAACCATTGATGCTCATTGTATTCTGCTTCTGAGTTTTGCATTATAGGCATAGAGCAAGTATCCTTGATTAATACCGTATGAGTATCATAGGCACAATTTTTCATTGCCCTATATCCTTGCCAATCATAATCTGTTGTTTCCTTGTTATAGTGAGCAATTTGATGTTGCCCTGAGATTCCTTCGGGTATGTCTACTTCTATCCTAGTCATATTATCAAGTCTCATCTGTAAAGTTTATTTTCATGACAACATCAGTAGCATCCGTTGTGCTACCATCACTTGCCGTTGCAGTTCCTTCAACCTTTACTCTCACCCAATCGCCATCTGCGGGAAGGAAGTATCCACCTCTTCCACCTCCATGAGTGATTTTAAAGTAGCCAATACCACCAGAACCCGTTCCATCTTGTGAACTGAAAGCACTACCATGCCATGAAGCAGAACAACTATTGCTAAGACTAGATGCGGCAATAGAACCCTGCATCTCATATGATGTCGCATCTGTAGCCCTAAGATATGCAAAGACTTCTCCTTCCGATGTAGGAACACCTGACCAATCTTGTTGATAAGGGCCGGGGTCTGAACCCAATGACAATACCGAATCAACATCTAAAGATGAACCGTTAAAAGTGTAAGATGAACCGTTATTTGGTGGTCTGTTATCGGTGCTAAATGAGTTGTTATAATTTCCACTTGAACTTGTAGCAATGGAAACTCCTGTTGGCCCCGAACTTGCTGACGCAGTTTCTAATTGCTGACACGTTCCAATCAAGCCTGTCAGAAAGGACATACAATCACCCGATGTATATCCATTTGTCTGCTACAGGGCAAATGTATGTTCTAGCAGTTTCATCAGCCATAGCCGAATGAGCAGTCCAACCAGATGCAATTGCGTTGTTACTTCCTAAACCGGGTGTAGCAGAACTTCCTGTATTGTTGATAACAACAACTTGCATTCCTACTGTGGCATTAGCAGGTAGTGTTAGTGAACCACCTGTCCAATAGAATGTTCCTCCCGAATTAGCCGCACCAAGAACAGTATTGCTACTTATGGTGGATATCACAGCCTTTCTCGGTCTGAACCCTACATAAACATCCAATTCATCACTCTTTGTTAATTGGAAACCCTCATTCCAAGTGATACTTGCATCTTGAGCAATACCCGCATCATATCTGAATTTCAACGCATCCGAATGCTTGTATATTTGGAAGTTAGAACCAGCATCACTTGAAGTCCAACCGTCAGTCGGGGTATACCAAGCATCGAAGTTTATTGATACGTTATCGTGTTGCCAACTCAATATCTGTAGTAGTGGGTAGTCATCAGAAGCAGTAGTAGTTTGGATATGTGGCCCTGCGACATTTTGATTTG